ACTTCATACAGATCGGTCGCGGTGCCTGCAAAAGTTCGATAAGCGCCACTCAGCAATTCGCAAGTAGCCGCGCCCGTCACTTTTGCAGGAAATGCAGGATTACCAAACGGCAATGGGGATGCAGCAGACCTCATGCCGCGCACTGTAGGAACCAGATTTTGACAATTCAGCAGCGCGCCCGGAGTAGTAGGATCGACGGACGGCGTGAACCCCTTGAAAGGTACAAAAACGCCTGCTGGCATATTAACCCGCCCGGATAGTCAGTGGGCCAGCGGGGTACTGGCTCCGCTTTTCGTCATCACTATAAGTCGCAATCTGCGAATCGCGCTTTGCCATCCAATACTGGGCCTTCTCTGCATCACGTGTATACGAAAAGGCTTCATGAAGCACACCACTCAAATAAATCAGCGGGGAATCCTCCAGCAACCAGTTAGACTCATTGGTCTCTGAGAGACCTTCAAGAATCTGGTAATAATCAAGCTGAAAAACTTGCCCAAGCTGCGGTACGCTTAATGAAATATTGTTGCCAAGAATCTGGTAACCCCTGCCGATCTGCGGAATATTACCATTCGCGTAGCTCGAATCCCAGCTAATCGGGAAGAAATCGATAAGCTGACCGCCCATGTACGCCTGAATCGGCGCTTTCATATCGGTAGGACCAGGAAAGACTGTTTGCGTCGGGGTCACTTGAAATGAACGGCGACGAGGTACAACGTTAAAGAGTTCTTCGCATTTGTCGAAATAATCCTCAGCAAACTGAATAAAAACGGGAATCATCACGGCCAAATCGGTCCGCTTGATATACTTGGCGACATTCGAGACCAGATCGTCATAGTCTTGGATGTTTACGTTAGGCATGATGATCCCGATTTATTACGCACCAGCCGTTACGGCCGTGAGAGCCCCGCTGGCCACATTAGCGACAGTGCCCGCGCTGTTCAAGCCAGACACGCCGCTCGATACGGTACCCGCGTGATTCTTCAACACGACCGCGCCGTTATTGCTCAGGATCGTATCGGTCCCAGCAAGCGTGACGACCCCACCAACTTCAGTCAGCGTACGCTGAACGCCGCCGCCTTGCGTCTGAACCGTCAGGCTCAAGCCGACTTCGGTTGGCATAGCGCCGCCTGCCTGAATCTCAGTCCAACCAGCCGCGCGCTTGACGTACAGATTCCCCGTCACCGAATCACGTGCAATCTGGCCATTCGAGCCCTTGGTATTATCCAAGTTAGGCATGGAACCCACTTCCCGCAAATCCATCAGCATGTACATCATCATACCCTCCCCGGAGCAACCCGGAAGTCAGCGAACATTGGATCGTTTAACATCTTTTTGATCCACTTTTTGTCGGACCAGAATTCGGCCCACGTGATGCCCCAAACTTGGCAGCAATGCTCAGGCAACCCCGGAGGAAAAATCGCCACCAACTTCATTTCCTTCGAGCCGTGGTGTCCCTCATTCGATAGCGCCTTAACAACGTCGACTAATCCGTCGAAGCGCATATTGTGGACAGCAACCACCGATTCGTCGTCAGGATTCGAAAAAAAATCCGTCTTCGAAACGTAGGCTGGCCCAGTGGGCATCACTTGATTTTTAGGTGTGAAGTTCATGGCGGTGAACGATGAATTACAGCGATTCGAACAGTTTGCGGGCCTTGTCGACTTGAGCGATAATCTCGGTCTTGGACATATGAATCATGCCCTCCAGATCAGCAAGCAGCATGCTCAGTACCGATTGGTGGCTATGCTGCGGATCGACCGGCTCATCGGTACCAGCAGCATCCAAGTCCGTCGCGCCAGTATCGGCAGATGCATCGCCGTTTCCCGGCTCACCGTCGGAACCATCGGGCAATACCTCCGATTGCTGCAAACCAGTTTCGGCTCCGGTAGCGGGTTCCAGCGGCTGCTCGGAGCCTTGCGGCAAATTTTGATCTTCCATTTTGCACCCCTCAGATAGTATCATCCTGTAGCTTATTCGAGTCGATGTAGACATGTCAACGGGAATCATGCTAGAATCTTGTTGCGCCCTCTTGCTTAATAGAAATTGCGTTCGCATAATGAGCGTATTCTATGAGGGATCCATCCGATGAAATATCCGCGCGCCAGCTTTGCGCTGGCTGCTGGGCTGCTAGTGAGCGCTGGCGTGATCTATGAGGCTGATGCCACCCATGCCGAATCCTGCGCAGCAATGCAGAAAGAAGCAGATCGAGCCGCACAGGCTCCCAGCCGCCCAAATGCCACCATGATTCTTGGCTTTACCCCAATGAGCGAGTTTGAGAAGGTTTATCCTCCTGCTTGCCAGCCACTCGATGAAAGCGGCAATACTCTAAGCGCTCTCATCGCTGGCGCATTAGTTGGCGTTCTTTGGTATTACGTTTTCGGAATCCTTGGACGCCTTCTCCCGAAGTCCTAACCACATGGAGTCATGATGACCCGAATTGCCCCGACTGTTGGCCGTAAGCTCTACTTCTACCCGGGCGGTGACACGAGCGTCCACAAACTCGATGACCAGCCCGTCGATGCGACCATCATCTACGTCTGGCCGCAGAGCGATCCGAGCCAGCCCCAGTATCTGAACCTGCACGTGATCGACCATACCGGCACGCAGCAGACCAAGACTTCGGTCCCGCTGGTGCAAGACGGTGAAGGTGCCCCAGTCATCGGCAACTACGCGATGTGGATGCCGTTCCAGGTCGGGCAAGCGAAGGCGCAGAACGAACCTGCAACGTTGCAAGTGCCGATGCAAACCTTGGACCAACTGAGCGCGTCCCTGCTGCAAAACAATCCGGGTCTGTCGCAAAATATGCAACAAGGCTCCATCATGCCGACACAGTATGCGCCGAGTTTTCAAGGGGCGCTTACTGCGTTAAAGGATGGCCGTCGCGTTGCTCGGTCCGGCTGGAATGGAAAGGGCATGTTCGCCTATATGGTACCTGCCGCCAGCTATCCGGCACAAACCGGCGCGGCTAAGGCGCATTACGGCGATAATGCACTGGTTCCCTACAACGCGTATTTTGCGCTGAAGGGCGTCGATAACACTGTCAGCACGTGGGTTCCCAGCGTTTCGGACCTGCTTGCTGAAGACTGGGAGGTACTGCAATGAATATGGCCGTTGGAAGTCAGTCCGAAGACGGACAAATCGAACTGGAGTTGCAGCGCAAGGGTAAGACCGCGCCCCGCGTGACTCCGCAGGAAATCGAGGTGTTGGCCGAGAGTCTGAGCTTCGATACCTACCATTTCCCCGGAACCGCGGCGACTGTAGCTATCGCTAAGTTTCCGAGCGGCTATGTCGTAGCTACTGGCTTTTCATCGGCCATCAGCTTGGCAAACTTTGACGCTGAGATCGGCGCGAAAATCGCCATCAAGGATGCGAAGCACAAGGCCATCGACAAGCTGTGGGAGTTGGAGGGCTATGCTCTCCGCAAGCGGCTTGACGATATCGCCAGCCGGTAAGCAAAAAGCCCTCTACGGAGGGCTTTTTAGTGGTTTCCCATCTTGCGCACTGCGCTGGGCGGTGACCAGCGGGTCTTGGTCACGTTTGAGCCTGCCACGTTCTGACGCCGATCAATCATTGGCGTTTGTGGCGGCTTTCCGATCCCGGAGGGCGGCGCTACACCAGCAACCGATCCTCCGAGAGCAGACTTAGGCACTTTTGGCAGTTTGAGTGCCATGATCAGTTCTGGTAAATCGCGCCCAGCTTGTGACCGCCACCGAGATTCGCACCAGCATCGCCCGCGCGATCCATGCCGGAGTGAGTCTTCGTGACCGACGGCGATGATCCTTTCGAACCACCCGAGCCGGGGGAGCCCTTCTTGGTCGGAGTCGATGCCGAGCCGATATCCGGGCCAGCCGCGTCAGCACTGGCACCCTTCGATTGCTTCATCATCGAACCATTGCGGGTAGTCGAAACAATGCGACCACCGCCTTTCGGAGCGGGGGAACTGCCGCCCTTTGCACCTTGCAACTTAGCCATTTCAACACCTCGTCAAGTTAGATGGCAGAACGCCCGGAATTACCCGGGCGCTAATAGGCAACCGGGATATCCCCGATTATGCCGTCAAGTCGCGGATTTGGGCACTCGATGCTTCGTTCCGAGCTTCAAGTGTGCCTTCGTACACGATCTGCCAGTTGCGTGCGTCGCCGGTCTGTGCGAGTTCGGTCTTTTCGAAACCGCGCAGCGTGGCAAGTGCCCACATGGAAGGATCGACGGCGTAAACCGTCTTATCCGGCGTTGACTGGGCCGATAGCACCCGGTTCGGGATCATGGCGACATTGCCGAAGTCCGAGGCGTACACGGAATAGGCCGCTTGCAGAATTGCGCCCTTGCCGTTGCCTTCGATCTCCTGCATGCGGGTCGCGTTGCCCGAGAAACCCGACGCGATGATCTTGTCCGACGGCGTCATATGGACTTGCGACACGTTGCCGCCAGCCTGATACGCCAGCATCAGTGCGGTTTTCAGCATCGTTTCCGTAAACGCAGCAGCCGTTCCGGCGACCGGGCCGGTATTCGTCGACGGAACTGGAGCAGCACCACCAGCGCCACCTTGCCAATTCGTCGCAATCCAGCCAGCCAGACCGCGCATCGTACGGCCGACCGAGGTCGAACCCACCGTCGCGACTTGGCTCGATAGCGCCGCTGCTTCAACGTCCTTCTTCAGTTCGACGGACTTCTTCGCAGCCAAACGCGCAACTTCTTTCGGGCCTGCCTTGCGTACCGCATCTTGCGTGTTCGACACCGAAAAAGTATCTTGCACGATCTGCGTACGGTTGCCGATACGGGTCGTCGGCGTTTGCGCGGCATACGAAGCGTCCGCACCTTCGACCGCGGCGTTTGCCGCATTCGGAGCGCGCAGCGCGTCGGTTTGCCATTCGTGGTAGACCGCTTCGGCCTTGGTCTTCGCAATCGAGGACGTGAACGGCGTGTCCGACGGCGAGATCATGAAGACCTTGTCAATCAGGTCTTCGCGGTTGCCTACCACGCTGTACGTGGTGAGGGTATTCGTGGGCATTTCAGACTCCTATCAGGTTACTGCCGCGCCTTATTCGAAAAGCGCGGCCAGCGTATCAACAGATGGATTAGCGTTAAAAGCCTTCGTTGCGTTAGCCCGCGACAGATTCTGTCGGGACGCTGCGGACTGGGCCGTATTCGCTGCACCGGGACGCTCAACTCGGGACTGCTGACGCACGCCTTGCTGACGATTTGCTACGGCTGGTTGCCTTGTCGTCTGCGCTGCTGCTTGCGTACCGCCTGCTGCTTTCCGTGCTGTTGCACGAGCCATTGCTTGGTCATACAGCATGGCCTTGCGTGCGACCAACAATACCTCTGCGCTGTCAACCTGCGCCAAGACGTTCGGGTGGATACCCTGCGCCTTCAGATATGTGTCAATCGCTTGTGCGCCTTCTGCTGCCTTCTTCGGGTCCGACCACTCAGGAATGGCTGCTTTCAGTTTCGTGTACTGTTCAGCAACGTTCTGTTGGCGGGATGCCTCATTATGTTCAGCTTGCTGGCGTGCTACATTCGCCTGAACTTGCCGCGCCTGTGCCATTTCCGCCTGTTTCAAATCCCAAGCGTGGCGCTGGCGCACATATTCAGTCGGATTTTCTTCCAACAGCTTGTTCCAATCGGGCTGCTGGGCCTGAATCAACTGTTGGCTCTGGTTGATATAAAACTCCAGAACCTGACCGAGTTGCTGCTCGCGAGTATGAATCGTCTGCGCTTTCTCGGTATACTCCTTACGGATCGCCGCTGCTTCTTCGAAACGCTTGTCAGCCGCGACCGCTTTCTGGACGCCAGCCTTCAGGTCACCGAAGGTATACTCGACTTCCTTGCCATCGATCGTCAGCTTCACCTTGTGGTCATCGGGGATAGCCAACTCCACCGGTGGTGCATTCGGATCAACGTCGACAATCGGATCGCCGTTTTCATCGAGTTCGACTTCAACTTCTGCATTCGGGTCGACTACAATTGCCGGATCAACCGGGTTGCCATGTTCGTCCAGAACGAGATCGTCTTCGCCGTTTTGCTGCGCTTGCGTGCCTTGCTGGCCTTGGTTTTGTGTCGCACTTTGAGTTGCGGAATCATCCGGCTCATCGTTAAACATGGATTCCAAGTCAGCTACATCCGCGCCCATTCCTTGGGTAGCTTCAGTTGACATGTTGTACACTCCGTTTATGATGTGAATATAAAGTACCGCATGGCGGGAATCAACGGGAAGATTGTACCTCCCCGCCGAATTTTACTTCTTGCTCGGTTGCTGCTTGGCCACATTAGCCGCTTGCTTGGCCTGCTGTTCGCGCTGGGCTGCTGCATTTTGCTGCTGCGCGGCCAAATCCTGCGCGTGGTGCTGATCTTGCTGCTGACGATCCAAATGTCGATGCTGCGAGTCGATATTCTGCTGGCGCGTCTGCAACAGCGTATCGACTGGCATATGCGTAACGCTACCATCCTCATTCTGCGTGATCGCGGTGTTCAGTGCGATCTCTTGCTGAGCATCGACCCCAGCCTTTTCTGCGTTGCCGGTGCGGGTAGCAGCCAGATTCGCGTAGAACTTCTCTTTCTCCCACGCAAGATTTTGAGCCGATTCCTGCGTCTGACGTTGAGCCAGCAAGTTTTCGCGGAACAGCGCAATCTCCTTTTCTTGCTGCAAACGCTGTTGCTGCATCTGCTGCTCGAACTGGAATTTTTGCTGTTCCATCTGCGTATCGTGCTGGAACTTCGCTTGGTCCAATTGTTGCTGACCTTGCACCTTGACCATGTCCGGCGTCGGTGGGGGCGGCGGCGTCGGAGTTCCCGGAGGGGGAGGTGGCGGCGGCTGCGTCAGGAATTGATCCGGGCTACCGATCTGCATGGCTTCGCAGAGTTCTTTCGCTGCATTGTAAATATTTTGCGGCGTGACGATGCCAAGCTGGCCTTGCATCAGCAATTGCATAACTTGCATGAACTGCTGGATCAGCATAGCCTTTTCACCCATATCGCCGGTGCCAAGGCCAACCTTCACCTTCATATCAAACTGCGTATTCCAGACCTCAGGATCAACATCGACCCAGCTTCCGTTCAACTGGAAGGTCATTCGGCGGTCTTGATGCTTCACCAACTCACGTTGGATCAGGCGAACAAGCTCTTTCACGCCGGTCTCAGCAAAAATCCGTGCAATGAGCTTGGTGCGGAGGTCAGCCCGCTGCGTCACACCCTTATAGGCAGTGGCGGTAGGATTCAGGAAGTCAGCATCCGTACCTTGGCTATACTTGGTAACCCCCGTCTTTTCTTGACCCGAGGCATCAAGGTATTCCAGAAGTTGGTAAGCGCCTGCGCTATCAGCCATCCCTTGCTGAAGCATCCCCACTGATTGCGAACTCTTGACCCGCACCACGCCACCCGGCCGATTGGTGAGCAAGTCATCGATATTCACCTGTCCTTCAATAGCCCACGTGCGGCCATTGACTTGCACGTTCATATTGTCGACCAAAGCGCGCAAAACGCCTGTTTTGGCCAACTGGAGCGGCATGCCAAGTTCTGCAATCGAACGGCCATAGAACAGACCCGGGATCGGCACCGGGCAGAGCGCAGCGAATGGAGGCCCTTCAACGACTACGTTTTCCAGAAGCGCATTACCAGCACGCGTAATCTTCCGCCATTCAGAGAATCCGTCGCCGTCGCAATCGATAGGCAGGTAGCACTCGTAGAGGAATACCTTACGCTGACTCTCGTCACCGTAATCTTCGACTTCTTGTGGCTTGTATACCGTTTGAAGACTTTCACGGGCATACATAACCTCCGAATTCTGTACCGTCTCAGCAAGCGGATCGCTCGATAGCTGATCCACGTCGAACATTTCAGCGGAAGTATAAGTCGCACGGATTTCGCTGATTGTCTTGACCAAGCGATGAGCACAGAACCCATCCTCGATACGCCGTGAGCGTTCATCGATAAGGAAGTCTTCCGGGTTCATTGCTGAGATAGCAACGCGGCCCGACTTGCGCGAACGTAGCGCAATCACGTTATGCAATTGCGGCAACTTGCTGAAGTCGATCTTCTGCGGCGGCTGCGGAGGCGGCAACGGCTGGGGCACTGCTTGCGGTGGTTGCTGGCGTCCAAAGGGTTGCGGAGGCGCGCCCGCTGCTGGCTCATTTGGATGAGCGGGAGGGGGAGGCGGCAGTTGACCGGGCTGGGGAGGTGCTGGCGGCGGCATCCCACCTGTAGCCACATATTGCTCAAGGGCTTGCCGATACTGCTCCATCGCTTGGTGAAACTGTTCGAGGGCCTGACGTTCGGCCATCGGATCGACGTAACTCGTGATTTTGGTTATTTCGATCTCGGGATTGTCCGACATTATGGCTAACTGCTCGTCGGTTATACCCTTGATATCGTGCCGAACCGTCTCGTCGAAATGCTCCCACCATACCTTGGCTACGCCGACCTTATTCAGTAGCGAATTCTTGAACCAATCCAAGAAGAACTGGAAGCCCGGATTAACGTCATTGATGATATAATTCACCAAATGCGTCATCTGCTGCGCACCGGCCTCGTCACCCGGCTTGCGTGGGCCGAAACGCACGATATTGCCGGATGCAAAGAAAATCTCCATCAGCTGCGGCATCAGCCACTCGATCTGATCGGATACCGTGGTATCTACAATCTGCGAGCGTCCTTGAATGCCGGGAGGCGAAAGGTCGCCTTCAGGCAAGCCGAGGTAGAATTGCATAGCCTTGGCTTGCGAGGTACTGATCTGCGAGCCCATCCAGTTGGTCGAATTCTGGATATGGCGTTGAAGGATAGAGTCGATTGTCGAGTCATCCATCACCAAATCTTCATTGGTGTCATCTTCGCCTTGTACCTGAATTTCTTGCACAGGTACTCCTGGCTCAGGTACCCCAGCGGGCGATGAATCAGGATACATCGTCTGTTCAAACAATTCTTCCAAATCTTGCTGATCCATGATGTGGCCTTAGACGGTGGCTAGCTTCGGATAATTCAGTGGTCGACCCCATGAGCTATTAAGGCTACCCATGATTGCGGTTTGCATGATATTTGCGTGGACTCCAACATAGCGCACGCCATCTGCGCCGTGTGAGTGCTCATCGTGAATTGGATGGCCGTGCTTGTTTCGAGCATAGCGCTTCAAGTGCTCAATCAAGGGCGCGCAACGTATCTTATCGATATACATCTGCGCCATCAGTTCACGAGTTACACGAATGCCATTTTCGACTCCGATATTATCAACAATTTCAACCATCCATCCGTATGCTGACATGATTTCTTGTGGCGACAATCCTGTCTGCAAACTCTTATGGCGACCGTCATGTGGTAAAACTATGATGCCATCTTGGTAATTTTTAAGGCGAAGTTCCTCGTCAAACCATGCGAGGGCTACCCGGTTATTTTCGAGATAGTCCAAAAGGCGGATATCGTCTTTGGTACGCTGCACTACCGTGCAGGTCATCGCGTCATTGAAGCCCAAGTCGAATACGAGGTAAATCTGAAGGTTCGGATCGAACGTCATCGGGCGAATACGCCCTGACGTTTCCATCGCCATGATCTCTTGGAAGTAAATTGCACCTTCCACGGCGGGGAGTGGCTCACCCAGCCAGATATGACGGTGCTTGACTGGATCACGCCCCTTCATATGCTGTTCTTCGAGTCGCAGCACTTCAGGGAACCACGGATTTTGATCGAAGTTGACGAAAAGATTTGCGCACATCGGCAAACCTTCTTTCACCACCATTTCATAAATTGGATCGGTCTCAAGTTCCGGATTCCAACTCATCCAAATTTGTGAATTATCCGCACGAATTGTCGGAAAAAGCATTTCGAACGATTTCCGCGAAACCGCTTGTGCTTCTTCAATCCACGCAATGTCGATATCGGCGAGCGACTTAATGGAGTCGATCGTTTCAGACGCGAGACCGCGGAAAATGAACGATCCGCCTTTCTTCGAACGTATTTCATTGCTAAGAATCTCGAACTGGCTCTCCAGTCCAAGTTCTCGAATCTCGTTGACGATCGTCGCATAGACTGATTCACGGATCGACAATTGAACTTCACGTGTACAGAGGACACGGAGTTTCTCCACCGTCGAGCGCAGGACCAGAGCCCGCGCGAAATTCTTGGTTTTACCCGAACCGCGGCCACCCCGTACGCTGATATAGCGCCACTGAGGCTCAAACAATACACTGCACCAAGCGGGCATTTGATTGCCCGACTTTTTTACCGGTGCGTTAGGCGGTCGAAGTTGCATTAGCTATACTGTGCGTCGGCCCACTTCACCCAGCCGTGCTTGACGTGGCGAAGCTCGCAGGTTTCGTATGTAAAGCAGGTTACGCCGCGCCAGATAGTATCAACGGCAATCCCACGAGGTTGCGGGTGGCGGACTTGGATAATCACGTCGCCGTGCTTCTGCACGAAACGGACCAGATCGCCCCATAGTGGAGCATCGCCCATCTCGAACTTTTCCGGCTCCGGTGCGGTCTTGGGTTTCGGCGGCGGCGCGAATGGGCTTGCCTGCTTCTGTACCTCGCCGCTGAAAGGAGATTCTGCTGCTCCTGCCGGATCGGAACCGGTAGGAGGGGCAAAACTCGGAGCAACATCGGGCATCTGCTCGAATGCGTCAGCAGCGTCCTCAAGCAAAGGGTCCGCTGGCGGCTGGCCCCAAGGCACCTGTACCTGCGCCGGTTCGCCGGTTCGTTCAACTTTCTTGGTCATTTTGCTCACCATTCATGCGACGTTCGAGTTCAAGCTGGCTGTGGGCCATCTTACCGGTGTCGATAAGAGATTTCAACACGCCAATGAACTCTTGCAGGCCGAGGGCACGCTGCCACAACAACTCGCGCGCTTCCCGGTTCGTTTCACCCAACCACTCATTCTGTACCCCATGCAGTAGACCATCGAGAGTCGACTTCACGATAGTATTGTTCAGCAGCGCCGAGATTTCAAGACCGACACTCACTTCATGCCGCAACTTACCAATGCGGGCTTTGGTTTCGTCATCCATCACCATTTACCTCGTAGGAAGTCAAAGAGGCCGCTGGCGATGACCACATAAGCGATCCCGGCAATGATGGCCGCGCAACCGAATCCAAGAATGAAGTTCATCTTACGGCTCCGTTCGACGGGCATCATTTCCATAGGACATGGTCCGTCTTCGCAAAAGAAAACGTGCCTAGCAGGATACTCTTTTACCCGCCCGCATCGAGTGCACTGATAGTTCATATCAGCCACCAAATCAGTAGCAATCCGAAACACCATTCGCCATGATCCGTGCAAATGAGCGCAACCGCGGCTGCAATCACGGCAACGATGACGAGCGCTAGAGGGAAGTCTTTCTGGTTCATACTGGATCCCAAGGCTTGCGCTGCTCGGGCACCCGTACGGTTTCCAGTTGCATATCGATGACTTCACCTACTTTGTCGGTAAGCTGGGCGTCGACCGTGGCACGAATCGGCGGCTGACCAACGAACTCGATGGTGAGCTTGGTCTGGATATCGCCACCGTCGAAACCGCCGATCTCGGTGATCTGCTTGGCTTTACCGTGGGCACGGTCGAGGATGGCGTTGGCTGCTGCATTTCGGTCTGACCAGTTCGCGTCCTTGTCTTCCATGCACTCGACCAGCGTAGCGAGTGCACGCAAGCTGAACATGCCAGCCATCTTGCGGATATCGACCCGGGCGACCTTATTCGGCGTGCCTTTCTGGCGACCGCCGGTCTTGGTACGCTTTTCGGATTGGTCTTCGTCGTTGTCTGCCGCGTTAGCGGCTTCCAGTTCTGCGAGGGCGGCGTTCATAGTCGGCGGGGCAAAGTTGGCTTGAAGAGTATGAGTCGGCATAACCCGATCTGCTGAGAGAACAGAGTTATCGTCCAATTCGGCGTTTGAGGTACGAGAAGTATAGTCACCCATGAGTTGCTCCAGTTGCTATATTTCTATCTTGGATTGTATCAGCAACTGAAGCACGGGCGATTCTGTAGCGACTTAGCTACCCCATTCCTTCGCGGTGAATGCGTGGCCTGCGGAGGCCGCATAAACTGAGACGAGACCCGGATCGGCGTACTCAGGAATCATCAGAATTCCACCAGCCGCTGGAATCTGGATGCTCGGTTGAGCCGCCGCTGCGTCAGTACCAGTTACCGACTGAAAGCGCACCCACAGTACCTCAGTGGCATGCTGGTTCTGGATCAGAATACCGGTGCGATTATTGTTGATCGGCATCAACTGTTGAGCAGTTGCGGCGACCGCGATAGTACCAGAATGATCGGTCCAAGGAAAGACCGGAGGGCGATTGAGAGACATGAGTGGCTCCAGAGTGGGCTTATCTCAGGTCTTATAGCAGAGTATGTGGTCAGAAGGAACTTATAGGTACAAAAAAAGCCCTGACGAATCAGGGCAAAGATACAACCACTCAGGAGATAAACTTTTACTTGCCGATATAGGCGACACCTAGCTTCTCGAGTTTCTTTTTGAGCTTAGTGATGGTTTTTTCGTTGGCTTCCAGTGCCGACTGCAACTTGGCGACCCGAGCAAGTTCGTCAGCAATGTTTTGCTTCTGCGTCTCGTACATGACGCCGAGCTTGGCGAACTTTTCGAGCCAGTCGGTGAGAGTATCGATCAGGCTTGAGACTCCACCCTGTTCCCAACCGTGCCTGATAGCAAGCGCTCGGATCGCACCGAGTTCTCCCTGTACTTCGCCAAGCAAGCGGTCAACTGTTGCCGCCGCCTGCGACTCATAGATTTGTGCCAAATCGTCGATAGCTTGACCCGGCTTTGAAACGTCGACGACATGTTCTGCCAAGTAATCTTCAAGCCACTGCAGGATCGGCTGCTTGCATTCGACGGACCAGCCATAGTTGCTCATCAGAGCGCGGAAGTCGCGGCCCCATTGTACTCCATGATAGGCATCTTCATGTTGCTTGGGCACAGGTTTGACCCAGTCCATGGTAGTACAGTCAAAAGAGAACTCGGCCTCGTGCAGCAGATCGGATGCACGCTTGTACTTATTGTAGAGCTTGGAAACATCTGCGAATGCGGGCGTATGATACTCAGTTGCTATCCCTTCAGACTCATGCCCTTTTTGACCTGGTGCATAGCCCATTGCTGCGGCACAAATGCCAGCTATGCGCATGCGATAGAGTTCGGAGTGCTCCAGAGTATCAGGCTGTTCGAGCCAATCGTTCAACCACGAAGCCATGCTCTCGGTCATGCGCTGGAATAGGGTGGGCTCCATATTAAGGAACGGAACCTTCTGCATCATCTTGACGACTTCACCCAGCAACCATGTATTCCGGTGATGGCGAATTATTGGCGAAGTGGAGTAAGGCTCAAAGCCACTGCCTTGACTGGTTACATCGACGCCGATGACCCGACCCTCTTTGAGAGTGGCCGTTGTTCTAGGCTGGCTGGCCACATTGTCGAATATTTGATGAAGTGGACTCGTAGCGCATGAGGGATTATACGGGCGTGCGCAATCTTCGGAGGTTTCGAGACTACCTAGCTCGCCGGTGAAGGCCCCACTGTTGAGTGAAGCGGAATTATCGCTTTTGGTATCGCTTTTGGTATCGCTTTTGGTTGCGAACGGATCGAATGGGCCGTAGTCGATATGGCACGTGCGGCCTAGCTGATTAAGCGGAGTGTCGGCTGGATTGATATTGTTGATGAGTTCGATGTTGATGGGAGAGCAGGTGGGTTGTTGAGTACCGTCATACTGGCGCACCTTCTGCATGGCGGCGTCGAACTCTGCTTCAGTATCGCCGCGAAGAGTCACATTGGCTTGCTGATCGTTGCCTAAGGGGAGCGTTGCGTAAATCTGGAAGTTCATGTTGACCTCTGAGAGTGGAGTAGTTGAAGAGTGCACTGTTATACTTTTCTACCGTTGCACTAAAGGAAGTATAATCTAAAAATTGGAATTTTAAAAATAAACAGGTACGAAAAAGTGGAGAAAGTGAACAGCTTGGAGTAGATTAGTATAAAAGTAAAAATCGTAGATTTTGTAGAAAGGTACCCGGGTACGATTAAAGGTACCCGTCTGGCTCAGCGCGGGGTGTGTAGGGGGTGCTTACGACAGTCGTCGCTGGGGATGGCGAGCGAGCTTGGCTTGCCGCGCGCCGCTCGAGTGAGGGCGCGCTGGCTGGGCTCGGCTGGCTTAGCTTGCCTGATCCCTCATCATCCAGCCCACATCGGCTTGGCTAGGGCATCCAGCGGCGCGCCATGCTTGCTCGGGGCTCAGGCTATCCCAATGCTTCATGAAGGCCGCAAAGCTCTCAGCTGCTTGCGCCTCAAGGGCTGCTTGCTCGCGGCGCGCAATGATGGCGCGAATGATCGGGAGGCGGCGCAGGATCGCTTTCATTTCATTCCCCTTATCTATCCGGCCAGCGAAGCGCCAGCCCATGAGAAGAATATTAGATGAGGACGATAGACGCGTCTATTAGGGATTACCCTAGTAGACGAAAGCAATAATTTTTTATATTCTTCTATTCATGGATGCAGCAAGCCCGCTGCTGATTAATAGGAGAATCAAAATGCTTCAAGCCTCTTTCCTTTTCATGGATGATTTTGGCAATGCAGAGCGCCCGATTATGCCGGGAAATTTTCTTCTCTCATGCGTCCGCTTCTGGCTTGATGGAATGATCGAGGGCATTAGCGAAGAATTGCTAGAAGGCCAAGCTGATGATTCATCGCTGCGCTTCTTTGGCCTGATTCAATAATCCCCTCTCAATTGGCTTATCGGGCGCGCGGAGCGCCTTAAGCCATTAGAAGGCCCGATTAATTTTAGGAGAATCAAAATGCTCGATATCATCAAGGCTTCATTGGAGCTTTCCAAAGCTCGCCAATCCATCGCTAGCCGCGCGGATGCAGCTAAAGCAGCCGCCATCAATGAAGGCGCCGAATTGCTAGAGGGCATTTTTGGCCCGAGCTATCCGATTAGCGATCTCTGCCAGATGCTGGATTATGGCGGCCCCGATGGGGAACGCGATGATGGGATTCGAGAAATGCAATATGCGCAGATTATAGGATCGCTTGCACAACTTATGGGCATTGATTTTAATGAATATCTCAGCGAAAGCGGGCTTTGCTTAGCTAATATCCGCCGCTCGCTTTGGGCGGGCAAATTTGATGCATTCATCTATCAATAATCCAAGGGGAATATTATGGCGCATCAATTATTTGATCCGCAGGAAATGCAAGCTATCAGCATTCTGGCCGCAGATAAGAATGTGCGCCTGAATAAATTTCAATTCGCCAAGCTGATGGCAATCATCGCCATCGATTATTGGAATGAAGCAGAAGCCCATGAGGATGGCGATCCGGCCGATTGCCCGCTCGCCAAGCGCATCGAAGATTTCGGGATCTATCTAAGCGAAGCCCAATTATTTGTTGAGCGCAAAGGCTAGTACAATCCTCTGAAGAATAAGCCCGCTCATAGCAGCGGGCTATCAGCCTTGGCGAGAACATCATTGCCAGCTATTTACCATAATGAAGATTATCACCCGATCCTTATTCCATAAGGCTTTGCGGGGCGCGGCCCATTTCATGATCTGAAATGCTGCAGTGCAATATGGCACGATGCTTGCTTATGAAAGCTAATTGCAAGCTCTTATGCGGCCTAGCACGCAGACTATCATCTAATGAACGCAAATAGCATTTTGGCCTATCATGGAATTGCGCAATCGAGCGCAATCCACTCATAGGAGAAAATTATGGAAGTGCTGAGCTTCATAGACGAGAAAGGCGGCAAGCTCTATGCCATCGGGCCATTCCGTGATAAGGCGGATGCCAGCCGCGCAAGCGCTGGGCTAGATCGCATATCCGCTGCGCCGCGCGATCTGCCCAGCGGAGCGATCACTGGCCGATGCTGGCAGATTTATGATCTGCTGCAAGGCAAGCCGCGCCATGAATTGATCGCAGAAGCCTCGCGGCAGGGCATCAATGCGGGCACTGCTGCAACGCAATATCAGCGCTGGCGCAAGGCAAGGGGCCTGATCAGGGAGGGGGCAAGCGCAGCAGCCTAGTTCTCGAAGCGCTTAACTAGGCAAGCTGGGGGAATAAGCGCTTCAAAGAGCTAGTAGTTATCGTCTATCGATAAGCATGAGGATAATACAAATAATCAACTAGACTAAAAATAGCGCCGCGCCTAATATTCTTATCAAGGGCGCGGCGCAATCCAGCGCAAAGCCCTCCGACCTCTAGGAGATTCAAATCATGGCTTTCGCTTCGAATATCCAAGCAATGAATGCAGCCCGCGCCATGCTCAAGGCGCAAGGCATCGCAGCCGCCGCCCTCAAGGAATATTTCTCGATTGAGAAGCACGATGGCGAATGGCATGCGATGCATATCCAAGCCTTTCCCGCGCCTCGTGATCCGCTTTCCTGCCTGATCTTAGAGCGCGATGGGGCCATCACATTCCCGCTCGCCTCGGATGCCCCTGCAATCGCGCTCACTGCATCCCAAGCAGAATGCGCGGCCTATGATGAATCGGGCGATGAATTCTATGCGCAAGATGAGGCCGAATTCGATGAAGCGCAGGCCAATCGGCAAAAGGCGGCGGATGCGCTGGCTGATTCGTTGCAGAGCGCAAGCAACTTGCCCAATGGCAAGGAATGGATTCGCATTAGCTCGGTGGAGAAGCCAACAAAATTTGTCTGGCATGTGGCGGATCGCATGGTGGGCGCTGCGCTCGCCGCTGGCCTCCCCGCCCCCTCGCGCAAAGAGGTGCAGGATGAGTGCATTCGCCTCGGCGTAGCATCAGGCACTGCCCGCACCCAATATCAGGCGTGGAAAAAGGCCAACGATGAAACGGCCCTGAACGCACAACGAGCCGCAGAGCTTTCAAAGCGCTTCAATAAGGCTTAGTCTACGTTTCTGCCTTATCCTGTTACTGGAACTAATCCATTGTAATAGGATAAGGCGCATTTAGCCTATTACTGGAGCTATCCACATGGATATCGGATCACTCAGCGCGGCCAAGCTGCAAAAGGCCATCGATGCAGCAGATAAGCGTTGCCGTACTTTCGTTGATGCGATGATTGATTCAGGGCGCGGCCATGAATTGATGAACGAGACGCGCGCCAATGCAGCAAAAGGCCACGATTCGCTCGCCATCGACTATTGCGATGCTATGGATGATAGCGCAGCGCTGGAACGCGAAAAGCAAGCGCGAATCCGCTATCACGGCTCCATGAAGCCAATCAAACGTCAAGCTTAGCCTAGCACAATTTATCCTAGCACTGGGAGTAATAGGATATGGCACACAAACATCATTCCCCGCTTTTCCTCATCCTAGCCGCCCTCGGGCTGGCTTGGCTTTTTCGCCTGATCTGGCCTAAGGGCAAGCGCGGGCATTAAATCGGAGCTAGCCACATGAAGGTCATTTATCGCCAGCGCGAATACGATTATCTGGCTGATGGGATTGGCCCGCGCAAGGGTTGGATATTTGTGCATTGGAGCTTATGCGATGGCTATCAGCCCGCTAGCCGCTGGGCTTGGCTCCCCGCGCATGATTGCCAGCCGATAGACTAAAACACTATCATCGCCCGCGCGCCTGTAGCTACATTCACATAGCCCTTCGGGGCTCTTTCGTCTATACTAGATTCATGCCTAGAGCAATTCGGCGCTAGGCGACCCTTCAGGAGAGATTTAAAATGCAAATCGAAAATCTGGACCGCGATTCCGTTAAGCGCCTCGTTGATCTGCTGAATGCTGATCTGAAGTCCCTTGCAGAGAAGTATGGGATTGCGCTGCGCATCAATGGCGGCAAGCTCGTTTCCGATGCTGCCTGCACCCTCAATCTTGAGGTGACCAAAGAGGGCACCGGCTCTGTGCGCTCGCAGCGCTTGGCCGCTGATCTGGAGGCCTATGGCGCGGCCTATCTCCCCGGGATCGATCTCACCAAGCCTATCAAGCATTTCAAGCTCGGGCCGATGATGATTGTCGGCTTCAATGCCCGCGCGCATAAGACGCCAGTCATTGCAGAGGCGCAAGATGGCAAGCGCTATCGCTTTGAGATCGACCAAATCAAGCGCCTAGCTGCTACCTGATTTTTTCTATTCAGCATTCTATTCAGACCGCGGGGTTTGGCTAGCACCAGCCCCTTCTCATCACTCATCACTCATCGACTAATTTTAGGAGAATTCCAAATGCAAGCAATCATCACCAAATATTTCAGCCCCACCAATTCTAAGCCTGCCCGTATCAAAGCCTCATGCCCTGCCGGGACGATCTACGCCGCATTCGATCATGGTCTATCGGATCGGGATAATCATGCCGTCGCTGCAATGACGCTCGTCCGCAAGCTGGGGTGGCATCCACAAGCCACTGAAAAGAACCTCTATGATGCCTTATGGGCTTGTGGAGAAATCACAGGAGGTTATGCATTCGCTATGCACAATTTCGATTCATTCAGCTACGCTTTTCGTGCGCCCGCCAATTGGCCAAAGCGCTAAGGCAACACCCACTCTTTCGAATGCTCAAAGCCCAAGTACCACATCAGGGCTTTGAGCGCCGCATGCCAGCTATCAAATACCGCGTATAGATAGCCACGCTTGGCTAGGTACGCGCCGTAGCGCTTTTGGTCATCACTCTCCCCTTTGAGCTTTCCCGGCGCTTTCATTTCGATGTAGAAACCATGATAGCCATGCGCTGCATAGGGCAGGCAGGTATCACTCACTCCCGGCTTCGCTCCCTCTGCTTTCATATTCGCCCCGGCTATCATCGCTGAACGCTTATCGCTCCCTCTCGTTCCCCCATTCGGAATCGCATGGAACCACTCGAGCGCTTCTGCGATATCTACCAATCGCTGGCCCGCATCGAACATGACCTGAGCATCAACGATCGGGCTCTTACCATTCTTTTCCCACCATTCCAGCAGATTATTGGGGAACAGACTTCCTAGCTGCAAATCCTCCCCCTCTTTGCGAAATGAGAACGCATACTGAGCCACCGCTGCAAACAACGCCACCTGCTGCGAATGCTCGCTAGCCCCCGCAAACTTACCCGGATCACCAATCACTTCTTCACCCATTTTTCCACCTCCAATCATTTTTAAAAATTTCGCTCCGCAAATTGCCGCATATTTCGAATTTTAGATTCGAAATGCTATGCGAGGGCGCGCAGGAAAAAGCGGGAAAACTCAGCCACAAGCCTTATTCACCAAGGGCGGGAAAAAGGAAAAAATATAATTTCCCGCATTTTTTCAACCTTTCATTTTGCCTAATTTCCCTCACCAGCAATTTTTTCCCGTCTATCCCATAGCCCATACCCACTGAATCCACTTCCCCGAATTTTCCTCATTCTTACTTCCCAATTTTCCCGCATCCACCATATCCTTTAACACTTTCTTTAGATCGCGCTTAAGCTGGGTCGGGTCACCTGCGTCGGGTCGCGCACGCATTGCTTCTTCAACTACCGCGTCCGCAGGGGAGCAAGGTATTCCAGGTGGAGCGCCATGGCTACCCACATTATGATTACCTGCCTTGGCACAGTCATTGACGATTGCGTCCAAGATGGCCCGCTGGTTCTTACCGCCACCCATCGGCGCTTGCCGACTTCCAGCCTGCTTTTTGCTGCGTGCGCCACCAAATGGGGGTCGGGTCGATTGATGGCTATTACTAGCACTATAATCATAAGTCGGCGTGTTGCTCGCAATTGGTGCCACGGGGCTGTTGACCATTTCGCGTTCAGGCTGGATATAGCAACTAGACAACTGGGTGCCGAAATTATCGAATCTATCGAGCATGACTTTCGATAGCTCGAAATTATGGAATCCTTTGTCGTCCCCCTCTTTGACTTTATTGGCGCGCACAAAGCGTTGATAGCCAATAACGCGGTCCTCATTATCAGGATCGGTGATCGCCAGCTTAGCCACTTCAAAGACGCCCTCGATACCAGCTTGAAGTGATCCGCTCCCACGCATGCTACCTGCAATGCCGGTTTTGGGGTCGGGTTTCGTCGAATGGTGAACAATCACGACGCACGCATTAAGCTGTTCTTTCAGTAGTTCTAGCGCCTCGACTGCTTTACCCATATCCGTCGCGCTATTCTCATCCGAGCCAACGATTGCTTTAGCGAAAGTGTCGATGATTATCATACCGCCCGTCCAGCCGCTTTGCTTGCGTGCCAGAATGAAGTCGGTAATTAATTCAATATCAGTGAGCTTGAATCGACCGCGATAGAATTCCACATTCTCCGGGTAATCATGGCCGTTGCCTTTCTCGAATGCGCCAAGGCGTTGATTAAGCGCGTTGCCGCCCTCAATAGCCACATAAAGCACTGGCATCTGGAGCGTCTTGTATCCGAACCATTCCACCCCATCGGCTACCGCTGCTGCCATGTCGAGCGCAATAAATGATTTGCCGACGCCGGACCACCCATATATGGCATTCACCGCATGCGATTGGAATAGGTCTTGGACCGCCCATTCAATCGCGGGCTCTTGAAGTACCTCTTTGGCCGTCTTGGTATTGAATCTATTCGACGCTGGCACTGGAGCCACGGCGCTATTAGCTATGGACGCACTTTGCGCAGGTGCCGCAGCCTGTAGCTTGTCAGCCAGCATTTTATCAGCCGCGCCACGAAAATCGTAGTCTTTGCTCCGCTTCTCATCCATCGCAACGCGCGCCTTGGCTGATATCAAGGTGCGGTGTACATATTGGCGCGAGTCTGACTTGCGGCCTAGTAACTGTGCACGCGGGCAATGCAGGAACATGCGCACCGCGGATTCATCCGGGTACTTTCGATTGCGCGTAAATTTAACGAACAGCTGCATTACTTTGAGGTCGATCTGGCTTCGATCGTCTCCCGGGGTGTCGTTCATCCATCCATCGATGGTCGCGCGATTGGCCCATCCATCCGTCCATTCTGCGAATTTGTTGTCCAGCGCTAGTTCTTCAGCGCTCGCATTATTCACTTGCTCGGGATCGAGCTTAGAGTCTGCGAACTGGGCGTCATCCACCGAGCGGGGATATTTCGCTACCAGATAATCGAGCCAGCCTTGTTGTTTGCTGATCTCGTTAGTAGCGCTTTCCATCCTACCGGTGATGACAACGAAACCCTTGTTGCCATAGCACTCAATGCCCGCGGTTTGAGCATTGAAGTCGTTAGGCAGCTTGCCCTCTACAATAATGTGGGCACCTTTGCCACTCAGGCTGCGCTCGACATAGGTCGTACCTATCGCTGCATTGTACAGACCAATCTTGATATCATTTGCATCAACATCGTAGACCTTGGTGTCTTTCCAGTCTAGATCAATGATGCTGAACGGATCGTCGGGCAATGGGACGTAGCCCATGTACATACCCAACTCCATCGCCCAAAAGCGTGCTTGCTCATACTCCATCCATTGTGATGGATTGTTCTTTGCCCCCGGATAGGTCGACTCATTTGCAAAATCAACGGCTTGCGGTGCCTTATCTGGCCCAGCAAGCATCCATTGCTTTCGTCCCCGCATTGCATGGGGAATATTGTCTAGGTATCCCATGCGCTTAAAGCTCCAGTTGTTTCCCGCTCAAACGGACGTACAACTTTTCACAGAGTTCGACGCTGGGGATGTTCTTGCATCCATTGCGGATGTTGCTCAAGGTTTGAGCCGTTGTACCTAGCTCTTTCGCCAGATCAACGAGCGTCACCGGGCTTGCCTTGAGTAGGCTAATGGTCTTATCTAATAGGATTGACATGCTGACCTCTCCAAAGTGAAGCGCCAGATTAAGCCTTTTCAGGCAGCAGCGCAATAAAAAATATTGGTGCGCAAAATTTATTTTCAGCTATAATGAAGTCATGGAGTTTAAACATGAGGTCTGTTATGGATGCCAAGAAATATGAGGATTACGTAGCAGCTTGCGAACAGCAGGGAGTACGCCCTCTTTCCTACGCTGCTTGGTTCAATCTGCAAGCGCCTACGTTTTAATCATCGGCTGACATTCAGGAGAAAGCCATGAACGCAAAGCAAGTCGCAAAGAAGTATCCGGAGCTTCACGCTTGGTTTCTTGCTGGCAAGACTGATTGGGCGCGCAAGATGATGGATAATCTGCGTCGCTACGATCGACTGACGGATGGCCAGATTGACGCATCCATCCGTATTAAGGCTGACGACGAACGCAAAGCCGCAATGGCCGTGCTCGACCAAGTTAACGCTGAGGCTCTTCAGGCTTGCGAGCGTTATCACGTCAGCGTTGATAAGATCGAGCGGCCTAAACTGGAAATTGCCAAGATTGAAGAAGCGTTTGATAAGGCGCGCGAAAATGGCGTTTCCATGCCGAAAATGTCGCTCGACAAATTTCACTTCAAGGCAGCAGGTGCGCATTCTGCGAATCCGGGCGCAATCTATATCACGCGCGGCAAGGGTGGCGAGTACCTCGGTAAGGTGCTGGGTGGAGTTTTGACAACTTCCCGGACCTGCACTCAGGATGATGTTAAAGAGATTCAGGACGTAGTAGCTGATCCCGAAAAAGCAGCGAACGCCTATGGCATGCGCACCGGCATTTGCTGCATTTGCAGCCGTACGTTGACTGCGAAAGAATCGGTGGATGACGGAATTGGCCCGATCTGCCGCGAAAAGTTTGGATGGTGAACAATAAGCCCGGAGCGCTCCGGGCTTTACGAGGAACATCATGTCACTCCTAGCTCAAGACTTGCGCGATCTGCGCAGCATGCCCCAAGACTCCAACATTCAGCGCGAAATGCGCAAGCTCGCACTTAATCTCATTGCACCCGGTGTTGCCGATCAACGAGGTGGATTGTGAGCGATATCGACGGCAAAGCGAAGCGTATGTACTGGGTGAGCGCCTACAAGGACCGCCAGCACTTGCAGTTGACGCTCTTTCATTATTCAGTAGAGGAATTGGTTGAACTGCTGGAATGTACGGGCTTTACCAACGTGCTTGCTATTCCCGCTGGCCCCATTAGCCATCGGCACATCGAAAACCTCGACTAGATTTTAGGTGCGAGATTAGCTGTAGAGACTTAAAATAGATTCATGGAGTCAGGGCTAGCATCTAAAGATGGATGCGCTGAATACAGAGGCGAGCTAGACAGACTCCTCCCTTTTACGACCTTTCAGGAGATTTATCATGACCGACTTCAAGAAAGCTGTGCTCACTGGTGCAATTCTTGGCCTTTCGCTGGGCCTTATTGCTAATTATGCGCACGCCTCTGTCGCTAGGGGTGATTCGGGCCACCACGGCTATGGCGCAGGCGTATCCGGCTCTCTGAAGGGCGCGGCAAGCTCCAATAATGCCAGCGCTGGGGCGGCTGGGCAGAGCGGCCAAGGGGGCGCTTATTTCGCCCCTGACTTGCATAGCTCGCTGATCGATGGCTATCAGCCGTGGCCCGAGGCCGAAATGAAGCAGTTCCAGAAGAACTAGCATGGACAATCGGCTCCGCGCTCAGTTCGATCCGTTCTTGGAGCGGGATAAACGAGCAACTGAATTGAAGCGCCTACTCTCACTGGCCCGTGCTGCTCGTAATAAGCCTGAAATCAGGCGACTGGAAAAGATGCTTAAGTGGTGGGGAATTCCTGTTTAAAGTCTTGACTTTCGTCAGGATTCCTCTATAATTGAATCAATCGCAGACAAACAGGAGAGCGATGATGACCGAAGACAAAATTCTCAGCCGCATTCAGAAAATGCTGGCGCTTGCCAACGACCTCGCAGCAACCGAGGGTGAGCGCGATAATGCGCTCCGCATGGCATACAACCTCATGGCCAAACATAACCTCGACATGGCAACTGTCGAGGCGCATGGCAAGAAATCCGACGAGCCGCGCATCGACTTCAAGAACGTTTCCTGGTCATGGAAATGGGCTGTTAGCGTCAACCACATCGTTGCCGGCCTTTTCTTCTGCAAGTACTATTACTTCGAAAAGATCAACGGCACGCAGATCACCCATCATTTCGTCGGGCGTGAATCCAACGCGATGACGGCCGCGGTAATGGCTGACTGGATCGTCAATTCGATTCTGAAAGAGGCCCGCAAGCTCTATAAGAGCAACACGAGCCCGGAGACACGCAGCTTTGCAGTTGGCGCAATGCACAAGCTATCGTTGCGCGTTGATGAGATCAAGCGCACGACTGCTCAGCAGTTCGAAGCAACGCCGGGTACGGCTATCGTACTCGCCAGCCTTTACGATACGGAGGCCCAAGCAAACGAGGAACTGATGCCAGCCAACCTCAAGGTCATTAAGAGCAAGCAGGCAAAGGTCAAATATGATGCTTATGTGGCCGGTCAGGAATTCGGCGCAAAGATCAACCTTTCGGCGCAGGTGGCTGATCAGACTAAGGCCGCTGCGAAGCTCAAATGAGTTATCAAGGCAAGGATGCTGCGCGCTTCTCTCGCGCGCAGTGGCTGCAAAGATTCGAGACGGAGTGCATTCGGCTCCGTCCGACTATCCGGGGTCGGGTCGATTGGAACACGGCCCACTTCTACTACAACAAGGGCTACACGCCGAAAGCAGCAGCCGACGCGTGGCTCAATCATAAACTCGTCGAGGCTTGAAAATGGCTGGCATGTTCGGCAAGCAGGGATTGGTTGATTTTGCGCTTGGCTACGATGATGACGCTGGCCAATCGACCGAAACCCAGCGCGGAGTATACTTCTTTCACTTCAGCGGATTCAAAGCTCACCCCGGCTTCATGTTGCAGCTTCGCAGCGTCAAGCCGGTGATTCGTCCGCCTGCCAACGAGGGCGAGCATATCGTAGCAAAGATCGTTGAAGCCACTCTTAAGCGCATGATGCGCCCCTGACCACATAGGAGAAGCAATGAACCAGCCGCAAAATCCCGTCATCAAGCCCGGCACCCTCTCACTTCCGCCCAAGCAGGTGAGCCTGACTCCCAAGCAGCCGCCAGCCAAAACTGCTGAGCCCCAAGCTACGCGCGAAATGGCACGCTTGTCGATGCCCGAAAGCCATGCGCTCATCCAGTGGCTTCTAAGCTACAAGATGCAACCGGGCGATACGTACAATACGTTGGCACTGGCCGCTGCATCGGCGCTTGGCAACGTGCGCATCAACAAGAACCACATTCAGCAGCGATGCGAAGAGTTCAGCATCGAGTTGCCGCGCCGTCCCAGCAATTTGCCGGTGATCGAGCGCCTGAACAAACTCGAGGCGGTACTGGCGACGGCTATTCGTGAACAGATTAAGGTCTGTCGTGATATGGGCGTCGAAGTGCATCCTGACTTGGTAGCTTTCGCTGAGTAGCCAATCCGGGAGGATGTATGGTCAGCAATAGCAACTTCTACAGCGCGGAGATTATCGAACCGACGACTCGCCATGGGCGGCGAATCAGAGTTCGTAATCGTCGTACTGACGAAACCTACTATCGGCCGTACGTTCTCCAGCCCAGTATCAACACGGCTAATCAACTTGAACAGCGGGTGAGGGAGATTCACACCTCCCCATTTCTCGACGTTAAGATTCTCTGGTATGATCGTCCGCTAGAGATGTTATTTTTCGAAGTTATTAGGAGAGAATAATGGCTGCACGACTCCCGATTGATCCGCTCCCGTTTCAAGCTGATGCGGAGATAAGTACTCACTTCATGCCCGACGGCGAAGAATTCGAGGGCACCAAGCGTCAGTTCTTCGACAAACTGATGGCCTTGTGGTATCCGGTGGCCAATGAGGCCAAGGCCGCAGCGGAGCGCGAAAAGGAAATACGCGCTGCAGTCGTTGCGCTGATCTATCCGACCTCATTCGATACCGAGGGTACCGATAAGTTCGAGCTTGGCGGCGGCTGGGTTTTCGAAGTGAAACGGCGCATGAACGATAAGATCGACGAGGCCGCACTAGGCGCGGTACGTGAGGAAATCGCCAAGTTGCCGGTCGATCCTGACTCGGGCGAAATGCCCAGCATCGACGCATGCATCAAGTACAAGCCCGATTTCAGTATGAGCGGCTACAAAGCGTTGCGTGATGATGTGCGCGTTCTGCTGAATCAAGCCCTCACTCTCACTCCGGGTACTCCGGGCGTCGCTATCATCCCACCGAAGGCTAAGGCGGCAGTTAAACCATCGGATCAGAAGGCGGTGGCGAAATGACCTACCTCAACCGCTTACTCGCGCGGCAGAAGATCGATGTGCGCGATGTTGATTACGAGCAGATGAAGAAGATCAGGCGCGAGAAGAATGTGGTCAATGCGTCCGAAATTCTGCGACGGAATGATATCGCTTTCAGCGAAACTAACTCTACGCAACCGGAGCTAGGAGTGTGCTGGGTTATTCCGTTCCCGTCGGTTCCAGATCGGCCAATTTTGTACCATCCTGAAACTGGGGAATGGGGGCATTCTGGTGGTATCCGGCATTTCGGTTGTCGCAACCTCGTCAAGTATCTCAAAGGAGAATGTTTGTGATAAAATTCCCTTTCGTCGCTGGCCATGCGCCTGTTCATCATTGCAGGCAGATCGGCAAGCACGAGGACCATCAAGCGCTACGCCGCCGCAATGAACTACGCCTGATGCGACTCAAAGCCGCCAACCGCCTCTACGAGGACAAGAATGAATCCGTTGCCACCGGGCATAGCTCCACCGCCATCTACTCCAACCAATTCGGGTGCTCCTGTTTCGGCGCAATCCTCGGCCTCTGCAGTTGCTCCAACCACGGGTCCGGGATCAGAACTGGTCTTTTCGACGGTGGGTGACCAATGCGGTGCTGATGCCGGGGTCAAGATCATGACCTACGGCGAAGCGGGTATGGGTAAGACCGTGCTTTGCGCCACGTTGCCGCAGCCGTTCGTTATCATTAGCACGGAGAACGGCTTGCTGTCGCTGTCGGTCAAGAATCTGACCAAGATTTTCATTGGACTGGGGCTCGACCCGGAGCAAGCTGAACAGCGGGCTATTGGCGTGAAGCAACAGCGTGTCATCATTGTGCGAAATGGCATCCAGTTGCGGAAGTCAGTCGAATGGTGCGCTAGCCACATGGGCGAGTATCGGTCGGTGGCATGGGATTCCGCCAGCGAAACAGCTGAAGTGATGATTAACGCGGCCAAGGCAGTCAAGGCTGACGGTCGTCAGGCATACGGTGAGGTTGCAGACCTCATCAGTAAGCACTTCAAGGAATTCCGCGATCTGCTACCGGGCAAGCACGTCCATGTCGTTACCAAGCAGGTCAGTATGCAGGATATGGTGACGGGCGGCGTCAAGTACGGCCCCGATTTTCCGGGCAAGCAACTAGGCCCAGCTACGCCGTATTGGTTGGATGAGACCTTTCGTATCGGAGTCGGTATTGATCCGGCAACTAATCAGACATTCCGATACTTGCAGACCCAGCCTGATCCCTCGTATACTGCGAAGGACAGGTCGGGGATGCTCGATCAGTGGGAAAGGCCCGATCTGGCCGCGATTATCGCAAAGATTACCGCGCAGTAAACCACCAACGACTCCTCTAGGAGAGAAGCTACAATGAATCCGATCCAGTACGCATTTGATATCACGAACATTGACCCTTTCGTCGCCGGTAGTGCGCCGCTGCCCGGTGGCACGTACGCCAACAAGATCACGAACATGGAGTGCCGCGCGAACCGCGATGCATCGTCCGGCCATAATCTGTGGATCGAGCGCACCGTCATGGAAGGCGAGCACAAGGGCCGGAAGTTCTACGAGAACCTGAATCTCTGGTACAAAGGCGCTGACGCTGACAAGATGGCAAAGACGATCGAGATCGCCGAACGGCAATTGTCGTCCATCGGCCACGCGGTCGGGGTGCTCGCTGGCACGGACCTGACGCAACTTGCCGACAAGCTGATGCTTACCGAACTCGAGTTGCAGGAACAGCAGCCGGATCGTCAGAACCCGAATACGGGCGAAACCATCAAGGGTCGTGGTCCGTCGAATCGCATCTTGCGCAACGATCCGTACATGCCCCAAGCGCAAAACTCGGGTGCTGCGCCGGTCTTCAATCAACAGCAGCAAGCTCAGCAAGCAAGCTCGGCTCCCACGTTCAATCCGGCGGCTGGCCAGCAAATCCACGCGGGCGCACCGGCTCAGAGCGCCGCCCCTGCGCAATCGGCTCCCCCTTTCGCCGCGCAAGCTGGAGCGCCTGTTAACGGCGCTGGCGCAGCCCCTGCGGCAACCGGTGGAGCGGCTACGCCTCCGTGGCAGCGCTAAGCTCTACGCCGGGAAAATCGATTCAAAGTTAGATGAGACCGCGCTCCCTAGCGGCAACCATCGGACCACCATCCGTGAGTACCGGCACCCTTTAAGCCCCGCTGGTCGGGGCTTTTTCAATCGGGCAGAACATGAATGAACCAATCCTCGCACTGGCTACTAAAGAACGGATCGAGTCTGTTATTTACGCAGACCAGGGACGATCATATCGAAAGTTTTTGCGGCAGGTTATATTGGACGTGGATGACGCGTTCGATGGAACGAATCACGATCGATTTAGGTCGCACATGGGAGTGTCCACAAGTGGTCGAGAGTGCGCGCGAGAACTTTGGTACAAATGGCGTTGGGCTTCCGTTGGCAAGGTTAGCGCCCGTATGCTGCGCTTGTTTAACCGCGGGCATCTTGAAGAAGCCCGCTTTGCTGCTATGTTCCTCGCCGCAGGTTTTGAGCTATGGCGTGAAGAAGCTCCCGGTAAGCAGTTTCGCGTATCTCACTTTGGAGGACATTACGGCTCTGCTATCGATGGAGTAATGCGCGGCATCCCCGAAATGCCGAACGTCAACCTGCTAGCTGAAATGAAGACTCACAACGAGAAGTCGTTTAAGAAGTTGGCAGGGGAGAAGGATAGCGAGGGGAACTATCTGCCCGGTAAGACTCCCCAAGGGGTCGCGGTCGCCAAGCCCGAGCATTACGTGCAGATGCAGCAGTACATGGAGTACTACAAGCTCGACTTCGGGCTTTATTGCGCAGTACATAAAGACTCCGACGAACTCTACTTCGAGATCGTGCCATTCGTCCCCAAAGTGGCCGAGGGCTACCGCGAGCGCTCGCGTAAGATAATGTGGGCAAAAGAAGCGCCCCCGAAGATCAGTACCAACGCATCCTTCTGGCGCTGCAAGTACTGCGACGTAAAAGGTGTATGCCACTTCAACGACGCGCCCGATTTCAATTGCCGCTCTTGTGCCGCAGCCTATCCGACTGAAGACGGAAATTGGCGGTGCGCGACGCATGGTGGCGCTATAATAGATAAAGCACGCCAATTGGTCGGCTGTCAAGACTGGGCGCAACATCCCTCATTTCAACAGGATTGAATCATGGCTATTGAAATTACGCGGTATCGTGATGAAGCTAAAGTGCTGAGTGATGAACTCAAGCGGATCATCCACACCTATGTTCAGAAGGAAACAGGACGGCGAGTCCATTCGGTCGAATTACACGGCGACGGCCGCTCAGGCATCGGCGCAGCTACGGTGAAGTTCGCATTTAACGATGAGGAGTCGCCGCTATGACTTTCGAATGGAAACGTTACGATATCCAGTTCGATATGCAGCGCGATTGCATCGAAGAGTTCGGTTGTTCAGATGGCGACTGGGTCAAGTCCGAGGATGCAATCAACCGCGAGGCCGTGAACGAGGCTAAGATTCGCACGCTGGAGACCCAGTTGAAGGATGCAAGAGCCGCTCTCGCATCCAACAAGGCGGTAGCGGTAGCGGTAGCGGTAGCGGTAGCGGTAGCGGTGGACTTTCCGTACCAGCGCACGTTTGATGCAATTGCCGCTGCCACGAAAATTGAAGCTGGTCACATTGCCATCTCGGTGCGCGCATTCACCGAAGCCTATAATAAGTAATTATGCTGCTAAAACCGCGCGACTATCAGGATTACGCGACTAATCAGCCTTTCGACTATTTTATGGGCTTCTGGCAAGCGGAGGGGGCCTTGGAGCCGAGCAAGGGTGACGGTAATCCGCTCATTGCGATGCCTACCGGCGTCGGGAAGTCGATCGTCGTAGCTGGTATCTGTGAGCGGGCCTTGCGTGAGTATCCGCAGACCCGCATCATGATGCTCACCGACACCAAAGAGCTAGTGAGTCAAAATTATGCGAAACTTAAAGCACTCTGGCCGCAAGCACCGGTTGGCATTTACTGCGACGGTCTCGACCGTAAACAGCATCACTATCCGATCACTTTTGGCACTATTGGTTCTGTCATCAATGTTGCCGCTGTTTTTGGCTTTATCGACTTTCTTATAGTCGACGAATGTCATGGCATCAGCGAGAAAGACGATACGATGTATCGCAAGCTGATAGCCATATTAATGCTCGTCAATCCGAAGCTGAAAGTGATCGGCCTGACAGCCACGCCGTACCGAATGAAGCAGGGCTTGCTGACTCAGGGCGAAAACGCGCTATTCAGCGATATCGTGGTCGATATGACGGGGCTCGAAGCCTACAACTGGTTCTTTGAGCAGGGCTATCTGGTACCGCCAATTCCGCGCCCGACCGGCGTCGAATATGATCTGTCCAAGATCAAAATTAGCGGAGGTGAGTATGAACAGAAGTCCATGCAAGAAGAAGTCGACGAGCAAGCCAAAAATGAGGCCGTGGTTCTGGAGCTTCTTCATTACGGAGCTACTCGACACTGCGGTATGGTTTTTGCGAGCGGCGTCGATCATTGCCGTCATCTACTGGATATATTTGAGTATTATGGCGAGTCAGCTACTTGGGTGGCCTCTCGTGGCATGAGTTCGAAAGAGCGCGACCACAACATTCGTGCTTATCAGGAGGGTGAGTTTAAATGGATGATAAACAATGGGATTTTGACGACTGGATTCGACCACCCTCCGCTGGATATCATCGGAATGGCGAGATTGACGCTCTCGCCCGGTCTGTGGGTTCAGATGCTGGGGCGGGGGACTCGCCCCTTGTATTGCTCAGGATACGATCTCAGCGAACAGGCTGGACGGTTGCAATCTATTGCCGCGAGCCAGAAGCAGAATACTTTAGTGCTGGACTTTGCCAAAAATGTAACCCGATTGGGTCCGATCAACGATCCTCGGGTACCGAAGCCAGCGGAGCGGAAACGTTCGGGCGACGCGCCGGTAAGAATATGCGACTCCTGCGGTTGCTACAATCACGCTTCGGCTCGGACGTGCTGGCAATGTGGATTCGAGTTCCCGCGTTTTCTGAAGATCGAGGACTCGTCGAGTACCGCTGCGCTTGTTCGAGAAGTGAACAGCGGCATAGCGCCGATCTCAGCGCCTATCTACGCCGAAGTCCCGGTTGATCGGGTGACTTTTGCGCGCTGGAAAAAACAAGGTAAGCCGGATAGCATCAAAGTCACGTTTCATTGCGGGCGCAAAATGTATTCGGAATGGGTTTGTCTGGACCATGATAAGGTCGCGCTGGCCAAGGCTCGCAAATGGTGGAGAAAATTTAGCGGGTCGAATGCCGAGCCGCCCGATGTAGAAACGGCCCTGACTCTGACTGATACTCTTCGCACCCCTCGCGCAATCGAGGTTGCAACTAACCTGGAGTTTGGAGAAATCCGAACTCACATATTCGAGTAGCCACATGTATAGCGCACTAAAGCATTGCGGGCAAAGCGGCCCAAACCCGCGCGTTCAAGAACTGCTGAAAATTGCTATGCGAGCGGGCCACAAGCTGGCGATCAGCACTTCCCGCAAAGTTCACGAAAGCCGTTATGAATACGATCAGTTCATCGCCATACTTGATGAATTCGAAAAGCTCATTGAGGGAGACTGGCGTGTCTAATAATCCCCCGCCGACCGCCCCCATCCCGAAGCAGCCGGGTAAATCGAACGAGTTCGTCATCAAGTCGCAGACTGCGCTTGTCGATACTTATGCATGGCAATGCTGCCTGAATTGCGAGCATTGGTCCGAGCATCATGTCGTCAGGATCGCAGATGAAACCAAATACTCCGGCTTCCGTGAAATTGACGAAGGCCCGCGGTGCATGAAATACGAAATGCGCCCACCGACTAAAATCATCACCGTTGGCTGCGTCGAATACGAACCGGGCATTCCCTTTTGACCTTTGGTGCGCTATCATTTAGACATTGAGTGCTAGACCTTTAGGAGATAAACGTGCTGATTCTGATTGACAAAACGAACTTGCGAATGGTAGCGGCTGCGGCGACTCGCAAGTGGATCAACTTAGTTTCATATGTGGATTATCCCGACATAGATGTGGTCATCGTCGATTCGCTGGAAGGCATGACTTGGTCGGTACTCGACAAGCCGCAGATGGCAACGCTTTATACCAATATGAGCGGCCAGCCTGCGCCTGAGTACGGCGAGTGCATCACGCAACTCCGTTCCTACTCGGAAAGCTGGCCGAACTATCCGAAGACCGAGGCCGAACTCGAACGTGAGGCTGAGGCAATCTACGCCGAGGAACAGGCCGGAGTGTTTGATAATCCGCATGATCCGCACTTGCACCCGGAGAACGTAGTACAACGGCAGGCTCATCAGGCGGCTATTCAAGCCGCTGAAGCTGCGCATGTGAGCCCGAGCCCTGCTGAGCCTTCAGAGGCCAGCCAACCCGCTCCTACCAAGCCCAAGGCAGAAGCGAAGGCTGAGCCTGCGCCGCGCCAAGGCATCACCAAGAAGATTTGGGAAATTGCTGACGATCTGCTGGCGGTGACTGGCTCGGTCGGCAACATTAAAGAGTTCCGCAAAACCGTTATTTCGCGGGCTGCGGCTATCGGCGCGAATGAAGGTACTGCGGCGACGCAATTTGGGAAGTGGAAAGCAAGCAAGGGGCTATGATGCATTCGCTGATTGGCTTTGTCATGGTTGAATTTGCGGCAATCGCCGTCTTTTTACTCTTTTGGAGGAGTAGCAGAATGCTTGATATCAATGGACTGTTGAAGGAAGTCGAGGTCGATCTGAACAAGGAAAAGATCGAGCGCGCCAAAAGGCAATTGAAGGATAAGTTGCGCCAGATCGACAACGCCAAGCTGATTTTGGCGAATCTCGAACGCGAGAAGGCCGACCTGATGGTCAGCATCACCGATGGTACGAACTAGCATGGTCCACGCTGACTATCTCATCAGTCAGCCTCATCGGGTCTTGTGGGCTGGTTTCGAAACCCGGACCACCTGGTTGCAGCATGCTGGGTGGAAAATATCTTGCGAACAAGACCCGATGCAGGACGCCATTCGGCTGGCGCTACGTCATGATGACCTGAATATGACGGCTATCACGGATTCAATCAGCTACTACCAACTCATGAGCGCGACTCGTTTGGAGACTCGCTTTATCGCGGTGAGTCCTGAAGAAAACCCGTATATCCTGACGTTTCGAATCTTGGCAATGTATCCGGGTATCATGATTCACCATCGTGACGAGGCTTATCTGGCATCGAATTGGTTCGCGGTCGATGCTCAGACTCAGTTTGCTAGAGAAAGAGTCGATAGCCTTGAAGACTTAGCAGTTTTTGCTGAAGCACCGCTAACTCGGACGAAAGCGCTCATCGTCGATCCGAATGATGTAAATGATTTGATGAGCCGTATCATCGACTTGCAGAGGCCGGAACAAGATGTACTACGAGCGAAGGCACGTATGCGAGAGTCGCGGGAAGGTATGTTGCTTGATGAAGTCGCCAAACCGCGTCAGATTTTCCATGCTCAGATTTTGAGTTTGGCCGCGTAGTTCGGGCCGCAAGCGGATCGCTGACACGGTTTGTCGATAGCGCGCGGAAAGAGCCAGCCCGGGGGATGGTCCGAGAACCCCCGGAAGTTTATGGTACATGATAGGCCCTTGCAATAAAGACCTGTCTCGCTTAAGATTCATTTACCCCGCACGCATACCGAGCCCGGGTATCCCGCCAAGTAACCACATAGTAAGGATTCGAAAATGTCCGAGAATACCGCCGCTGAAAATACCGAAGCGCAAGCAGCCGCAGCGCCGACCGAAGTTGCTGTGAAACCGAAGAAGGAAAAGAAGGCCAAGGAACCCAAGGCCGCGAAAGAGCCGAAAGCGGAAAAGGCACCGGTCGTCAAGCCTGCCAAGGACGTGAAGAACGGCGTCAACCGTCCGTCGACGGGCGTGACTAAAGCGGTGTGGGATATGGCGGACTCCCTCAGTTCCAAGGCACCGACCGAACGCGCTCCGCTGGTCGAGGCCCTGAAGGGCAAAGTCGAAGTCGGCACGATCCATACACAGTACGGCCGGTGGCGCAAGTACTACGGTCTGACCGAGACCAAGGAACAGCGCCAAGCTCGCCTCCAGGTCGCACGCGACAAGAAGGATGCGGCGAAGAAGGCCGAAAAGGCGATCAAGGACCAGAAGAAGGCCGACGACGCGGCGGCAAAAGCCGCAGCCAAGGCCAAGGCGGCACCGGCAGCAGCCGCAGCCGAGCAGCAATCGGCAGAAGCAGCAGCGACGGCGTAAGGTTACGGGCGCTAGCACAGGCCCTTCTGATAGGCCCTTAGCTCAGATGGTAGAGCATCGGATTTTGATTCCGGTTGTCCCTAGTTCGAATCTAGGAGGGTCTGCCAGCTTATGAACGCATCACGTAGTCGCCCTCGCGGAGAGGGAAGGACGCCCGGTTAGACTGACTGGGAACCGAGTCTAGTCAACTCACGCGGGATGCGTTCATAAGCTGTAGAAGTAAATCATTCGGCACCATTCATGCGTGAGTGACCCCTTAGTCGAAGTAGCCTAAAGGTAGGACATGATTCCCGTAAATTTTCAACAGCCGACCAAGGCTGATCGGAGCGATGATGGATCGCTACTCGTTCATTCCGTTTTCTGGACGATTCAGGGCGAAGGCCCGAACGTCGGAAAGCGCGCCGTCTTCTTGCGACTCGCAGGATGCAATCTCCAATGCCCCGGCTGTGATACCGAGTATACCAGTGGAGCCGAGCGACTTACAGTCGACGAGATTGTGCAGCGAGTCCGAATCGCTCATATGTGCCATACTTCAGAGCCTTGTCTGGTAGTCATTACCGGCGGTGAGCCATTTCGGCAGTTCTTGCCACCATTGATCAACAAGTTGATTGGCGAGCGCTACTCGGTGCAGATCGAGACAAATGGGACGCTCGGGCTGAGTATGAGTCATTTGATCCGCGAGGCCATCATCAGGTTAGAAATCGTGTGCAGTCCGAAAGCGGGCAAAGTGCACGAGAGCTTGCATGATTTCATCACCGCATACAAATATGTGGTCAATCATGATGATATCGACGAAGCAGATGGCCTCCCTCTTTCAGTCCTTGGTATGCCCGCGCGACCAGCCCGTCCGCATGCGGGATTCGAAGGGACCGTTTACGTTCAGCCAGCCGAGGAATACTTCGGGGACAAAGGCTGGGAAAACAAGCTGATAACGCGCACCCATCAAAGCGGCTTGAACTTGAAAGCCGCTATCGACTCCGTTATGCGCTTCGGATATGTTCTGTGCCTGCAAACTCATAAAATTGCTGGGTTAGAATAATCAGTATCCAGATGAAGGCTTAAGCCCCGGCTGGCTTTTCAACCTCTAGGAGTATCCACATGAGAGCAGTTGTATGTTTGAGCGGCGGTCAGGATTCGACCACCATCCTCGGTAAGGCATTGCACGACGGCTTCGAATGCTTTGCCATCGGCTTCGATTATGGCCAGCGCCATAGGATCGAGTTAGAGCAGGCTGCGAAGATCGCAGCGGCCCTCAACGTGCCTTATCAGGTCTTGGATATCAAGAGCTTTGGCAAGCTCGTCACGAGCGCTCTGGCGCGGCAAGAGGGCACGTTCGGCGTTCCCCATGAGCGCATGGCCAGCGTTCCGAGTTCATTCGTTCCGAATCGCAACGCGGTCATCCTGACGCTTGCGCATGCCTATACGCAGGAAGTCGGTGCAGAAGTTGTATTCGGCGGCATGTGCGAAACGGACTACAGCGGCTACCCGGATTGCCGCGAAGTGTTCATCAACTCGCTCGAAAACGCCCTGAACATCGGCTACCTGACCAAGATCAAGTTCATCACGCCGCTGATGCATCTGAACAAAGCGGCGACGTTCAAGATGGCCGAGGAATGCGGCGTTCTCGATCTCGTAATCGAGGAATCGCATACCTGCTACAACGGCGTGCGGAATGATAAGGCCGATGATACGGGTCGGGGATTCGTTTCGGTTCCCAGGTTCGAATGGGGGCATGGCTGTGGCGAATGCCCCGCCTGCGAGTTGCGCGCCAAGGGCTGGGATGAATACAAAGCGATGGAACATATCGCAGAAGGCCGCGTTACGGGGACTGTCGAATAATGGCCTACCGCTCGACCAAACGGTACGGGCATGACCTTGGGCTGAGCGCTTGCTTTCGCCAGCCCAAGGCGACCCACTCCCATTGCTCCCGGTTGCACGGCTACGCATTGGCGTTCACTTTCACGTTCGAAGCGGACGAGCTTGACGAACGCAACTGGGTTGCTGATTTCGGGGCGTTCAAGTGGCTGAAAGATGCGTTGCAATATCATTTCGACCATAAGCTGCTAGTCGATGCTAATGATCCTCAGATCGACGAGATTGGCCAGCTTGGCGCGCTAGGCATCGCTGATATTATTGTTCTGCCCGGTGGGGTCGGTTGCGAAAAGTTCGCCAAGCTCGCATTCGATCTTGCCGTGCGCTGCTTGGAGCGCGATGCGAACCTAGCGCCGCGCGTCCGCGTAATCTCCTGCGAATGCGCCGAGCATGGCGCGAACTCTGCAATCTACTCAATCGAATAACATGAGCTATTCCAAAGAAGAACTCTTGAATCAGCAAATGCAGGCTGAGATTGCCCGTCATCAAGACGGGCTCTTTGATGCCGACGAGGGCACGCGCCTTGTTCCGCATCAATGCGCCAAGTGCGGCACCGGCTATGCGACGCCGGAGTGCCTCAAGCCTGCATTTATGGCCGATCTGAAAACCGATCCGAAGCTACTTGACGATCTGATGAGCGCTCGACCGGGTGGCATCGTTCGGGTCGGGCCGAAGTCTACTGAAGAATTTGCGCGAATGGACGTAGAGCAAGCCACGATAAACAGGCAATATGCGGACGAATTGATTGTGCGCCAGCTGTTGCGAAATATCATCGGCGAAAAAGAACGCGAAGGGTTGGCCGAGACCCCGAAGCGCGTCGTCAAGGCTTGGAAGCACTGGACCGGCGGCTATCATGTCGATATCGCTGGATTGCTCAAAACGTTTGGGGACGGAGCCGAGGGCTACGATGAAATGGTCGTCCGTAAGAACATTCGCATTTATTCTCATTGCGAGCACCACCTTGCTCCTATTATCGGAGATTGCACGATTGCTTACATTCCGAGCGGCCGTGTTGTGGGTCTATCTAAACTTGATAGGCTCGCTGATGCTTTTGCTCGTCGGCTGCAAGTACAAGAACGTCTCACTAATCAGATTGCTGATGCGCTCATGGAACATTTGCAGCCGAAAGGAGTAGGTGTCCACATTAATGCGCGCCATATGTGCATCGAATCACGCGGAGTCGCCCAGCATTCATCGGATACTATTACATCGGCCCTACGCGGCGTAATGAAGGATCAACCGGAGACTCGTGCCGAATTCATGGCGCTGGTGAAATAATGACCAAAGCTGAAAAGAAGTACGTCCTCGCATGGACCCATGCACAAGCGCGCCATTATGCGCAGACTATGGGCTGGAAGCGGGAGGAATGGGTTTTCGTCTCGCATACCGCGATGCTGAAAGGTCTGTATGGCATCGTCCTGTATCAAGTTCGCGCGCCAAGCTACCATGCAACGAGGGGCGAAGCGGCCAAGATGGAAGACCTGTTGCGCGAGGTCGAGATCGGCTTGACTTCTGGCCGCATCGCCAAGTCCAACGTGGTGAACCTGCCATGATTATCTTCGACCCCCTTTGCCCGGTTTTCATCCTTGCGCCGACTGACCATCTGTATCGCCATATCTGGCATTACTGTGGTTACAAGTTTGATCGCATTCCGGGTCGCCTGATTGAGCGCGGCGATTTGCTGCGGTTGGTAGGGTTGACCAAATTCCACGTCATTCAGGCAACGTCTCCCCGTGAAATGCCGCTCGAAGACGACCCCGGATACTTGGAATTGTGCGAGCTGACGCATGAACGATTCCTACTCAATATCGGACGCGGGCCGGATGCTGGCATGGGAAATAGCTGGGTTCGGGTCGTATTGCCCTAACAGGAGACCGACGTGAATATTCGAGATTTCAAGGTAATGCTGCGTGAAATGGACCCGGCTGAAATGGCGGTTCATTCGATCCGCGATCATCATGTCGAGGGGATAGATTATCTTTGCCTGCATCGCAGCGACAAGCTGACGGTCAAGCTCTATTTCATCGATCCTACCGCGATTGATATCGAGCCGGGTAAGTTCCTCGTCACGCCGCATACGCATCGATACAACTTCGAAAGCACTGTTCTCAAGGGGACATTGCGGCACGTGCGCTTTGAGGAAGTTCGCGGTACAGCATATGAAGTATCTACCTATTCGCCGGAAACTCGCTCCCGCGAAAGCAGGGGCGATGCTAATCTGGTTCCATCCACAGAAGTCTATTCTGCTGGGGGCCATTATTGGAACTCCGTGCTAGATATCCATACGCTGATAGTGCCCGCGGTGCCGGTCTTACTTGGCTTGGTCCAGTATTCGGACGTATGGCCGCGCTCGACGGTTTATGTGCGAAAAGGCCATGAAATGAAGTTCCCGGAATCATCGACGATGACCGCAGATGAGGCCGCAAGACTGCGCGAACGTGCTTTGTCGATGCTCTCATGAATCTATATATAGCGGGAATTTTCACGGCCAACTTCGAAAGGGGCGGCAATGGATGGGCCAAACTGGATGAGCGCGAGAAACAAGGACATGCAAGTGTTGAGAACTTCCTTGAGTCCTACCACTATATTGGGCATGGACGTTATAGTCAACGAATACGTGAAAACGGGCAGTGCGTTTTTCTTGACTCCGGGGCATTCTCCGCTTTCAGCTTGGGAGTTGAAGTTGATCTACCCGCATATTGCCGATGGATCAAAGAAAACATCGATATCGTCAGAGTCGAGGACGGTAGTCTCATGGCATCCGTCCTCGACGGTATTGGAGACCCGCTTAAAACGTACCAAAATCAATGCGCAATGGAGCAATTCGGCGTCCGACCGTTGCCCTGCTTTCACTATGGCGAAGACGAAAGATATCTCGAATACTACATCGCCAACTACGAGTATATCACGATCGGAGGCATGGTCCCGATTTCGACGCCGCAACTCTTTCATTGGCTCGACCGAATCTGGAATAAGTACCTCACTGACGGAAGCGGTAGGGCTCGCATTAAAGTACATGGGTTCGGATTGACTTCGATGGACCTGATGAAAGCGTACCCCTGGTATTCAGTCGATTCGAGCAGTTGGGTACAAATCGGTGCGCACGGCAACATCATGATGGAGGGCAAGACGCTAGGTTTCTCTAGCCAGTCGCCCAGCCGAAAGACCGTCAATCAACATATCGACTCGATGGCACCGATCATGCGCGAGGCAATCGAGCAAAAGCTGACTGGAATGGGGTATGATCCTGATAGACTCCGCGAGATTCAATACTCGCGCTGGGCCTTTAATGCCGAACAGTTCGCCAATATGGGCCGCGATCTGAAGGCGCAAGGGATCAAATTTGACCATCAACAACCGGAGCTGTTCTCGTGAAATATTTGCTTGCGCCTCTCATGCCGATGCCGATTTACATGGCTCTGTTCGTCGATGAAAAATCGTATAGTCAATGGCTTCAGCGAGAAAAGATCAAGCCATATAAAGACTTTGTCGCTAAGGATGCAAATGGGTGTTGTCATTTCTTCGAAAATGATGAAACTTATTCAACGATAGTCGCAGTATGTCTGAATATTAACCATATGCAGAAAAAGGATTCGATTAGCCAAGCGGCCACGATTATCCATGAGGCAGTGCATGTATATCAAGAATGCCTCAGATTTCTAGGCGAAACCAATCCGGGTGACGAGTTTGCAGCCTATTCGATTCAGCGTATTAGTGAACAGTTGATGCGCTCGTATGTGGCGCAGGTGGGGATTGCTTAAATGGATCACGCTGAAAAAGTACAAGCGCTCTGCGAGATCAGCGACATGGTTGATCGGATGCAGCCATGCGGCTCGCGCGTTACCTGCGATCCGCCGCCGATGGATACGGACGAGGATTATATTTTGTTTATTGGCGATAAATGGCCAGCGGGCGCAAACCTCGACGTAATCCCTGCCGATGAGCGCGAAATGAAACTGGAAATGCATTTGCGCGCAACCGGCTGGGAACTGGGCGGCTCGCTTCCGAACGACATTAAAGTCGAAGTGCCTTCGCACGTAAAGTTCAGTAGCTGGACAAAAGATGAGTTGAACCTTATCATCACGACCAGCGAAGAATTCTTTCGTCGGTACTTGGCTGCTACCCACATTGCCAAGCAACTGAACTTACTGCACAAGCGCGAACGGATCATGCTGTTCCAAGCCGTTCTATATGGGAATATTGTGGAGCCGTATTGATGCTCGACGCCTTGAAATTCGTGAAAGGATCGGTCGCCAAGAAAGACCCGGTCCCGGCCCTGACCCATTTCAGCATCAAGAACGGAGTAATTCGGGGCTTCAATGGGATTATCTGCATGGCGGCTCCCATTGCCCTATCGCTGGATTGCCAGCCCAAAGCAATCCCTTTCACGAAGGCGATTGAGATTTGCGAGGGCATCGATGCGCCGCCAGCATTCTCTATGACCAAGGCTGGCAAGCTGACGATTGCAGCGAGCAAGTTTAAAGTGCATATCGAATGCATTCAGGACGACTTCCCGCTTATCGAGCCCGAGGGCCAGCGAGTCGAGCTACAGCCGGGTCTGATGGCTGCATTCAAGACGCTTGCTCCCATGATTGCAGAAGACGCAAGTCGCCCTTGGGCGCGCGGTATCCTTTTGCGTGACGGATCGGCGTTTGCGACCAATAATATTTGCATTGGACAGTACTGGGTTGGAATTAACCTACCGTTCGATCTAAATATTCCTGAAGAATGCATTCGAGAGGTACTTCGTGTCAAGACTAGCCCCACCGCCGTATCAGCGACTACACGATCCGTCACGTTTCATTACGCCGATGGCCGCTGGATCAAGTCGCAACTGCTTAGTACCGATTGGCCGAATGTTTCACCGGTCTTGGATAAGCCAAGCAGCCCCGCACCCGTGCCACCCGATCTCTTTCCTAACCTTACCCGGATTGCACCGTACACGGATGCCTCTCGTCGCGTGTTCATTCAGGGAGATACATTGCGTACTCATGTTGAGGACGGGCTCGGGGCCAGCGCCGTGGTCGAAGGCTTACCGGTTTCAATTCGAGGGTGCTATAACCTCGATTTACTCCGAAGTTTGGACGGATTGGTGGCTACGATCGACTTCAGTCTATACCCCAGCCCCGCTCTTTTCTTTGGTCCTGTCACAGACGCTGGCTACCCTCTACTACGCGGTGCAGTGGTAGGGATGAAAGGGGCTTAAAATGAACGATGAGCAAAAGCGGCAAGAGGAAGAACGCAAACGCCGTCAGAAGCGCGAAGAAGAACATCGACGCTATATTAAACGCCGCCGACGCGGACCAGCCGGAATGGACTGAATGAAGTTTCTGATCGACGGAAGCAAAGAACGCTGTGCGGAACGCTGGCGACAATGGCCCGATGGAGTGGGCGGGCAGTTGCTCACCCCATTGACCCGATACCGGAATTGCAGCCGGGTCTACGCCATCGATAATGGGGCGTATTCGGGTTTTAAAGAAGCAGATTTCGTCAGTTTGCTGAAGCGTGAGCAACATTGCAAAGACGAATGCCTGTTCGTATGCATTCCAGATAAAGTTGGCTCCCATACGGAAACCGTCAATATGTGGGAACAATACAAGCATCTGGCGGATGGTTGGACGCGGGCATTTGTCGCCCAAGATGGTTTCTCTGGATTCCCTCCTGATGCAGAGGCGTGCTTCATTGGCGGCACCACCGCATTCAAGGATAGCAAAGCCGCAGACGAAATCGTAGTTTATGCGCTTGCCGCTGGAATGCATGTGCATATTGGTCGAGTTAATGAGAAAAAACGATTCTGGCATTTTCACGATCTAGGCGCGCATACTTGCGACGGATCGGGGATAAGCCGGTTCTCTGAAAAGTTGCCGAAGATTAGGGACGGGAGGGCTTAAAATGCGCTGGGACCTGTTCATCCATCACATGATTCCCCAAAAGGGATCGACTCGATATGCAATAATCGAGGCTCCGACTTACAAACTTGCTTGGCGGCTGGCCCGCAAGCTCTGTAAAGAATTGCATACTTCGAGTTTGAGGGTTGAACGTGCCTAAGCCTAGCCGAATTCTGGTCTGCGGAGGTAGAGACTTTACCGATCAGGCTAGGATAAATCAGGTACTGAATGAGTGCCGCCCTTTCTTTGAGCCAGAGTTTCTCTTGATTCATGGTGGGGCGCGCGGAGCCGATATGGGCGCGCACGTGTGGGCGTTCTTTGCTGGGTGCGCGGTGATGCGCATGGATGCGAACTGGGACTTCTATGGCCGTCAAGCTGGCGCAGTTCGCAATCGGTGGATGCTAAAATGGGCTAAGCCGGACCTGGTTATAGCTTTTCCGGGCGGCAATGGAACCGCGAATATGATTGCGGAATCTCGTAAAGCAGGGGTTGAAGTCTATGAGGTTCGATGAACAAGGCTTATTCTGGAACGATACGAAGCCGATCAAAGAGAAGAAAGAAAAGATCGTTCGCACTCCGCCTGATCCGGTCTGGCTGAGTCCTGATTACTTGCCACATTATGATGAGGCCAAGGATTGGGAGCCGGACTGTTTTACTGATGAGGAACTGATCCATGCCGCGCAAAATAAAGAACGTCTTGTATGGGATACTGAGTCTTATCCTAATTATTGGTCTGCTGGCTTTACTTCCGTCGATACCGGCAAATCGCTGCTCTTTGAATGCGCACCCGAGTACGGAATTGATTTTGATAAAGCAAAACTCGACTGGGTGCTACGAAATTTCACACTTATCGACTTCAACGGCGAATCCTACGATCGACATACTGCGGCTATTGCAGTCAAACCCGGCACCTCAGCAGATAGCATGTTTGCTGCGACGCAGCGAATAATCGAGTACGGCGAGCCGGGGTGGATGGTCGTAAAGAGCATGGGCGCGCGCAAGGTCAAAATGGATCACATCGACTTGATCCAGTTGACGCCGCTGGCTCCGAGTTTGAAGATCATGGCGGGGCGGCTCGGGTCCACGCTTATGCTCGACCTGCCATTCAAGCCAGGTACATGGCTCAGCTACGCGCAAATCCGCATCATTCGCTGGTACATGTTCAATGATAATCGCAACACTCAACTCGTCTACGAGGCTCACGCGGACAATATTAAGCTACGTGAAGAGTTTGGACCCAAATATGGTATTGATCTTAGAAGCGATTCCGACGCTCAGATTGCCGAGTCCATTTTCAAAGCTGAGACTCGCAAGCGAACTGGTCGAGACCCCGGAGAATCCGTCAAAGAGCGACATAAACGATCACTGGAAATGTCGTTTAAGTTCCAGATGCCTGATTGGGTTCAGTTCAAAACTCCAGAATTGCAGTGGCTCAGGCAACAACTCATTGATGCTGACTTTGTGGTGGGCGCGAACGGGTACGTGCAGGAACCCGCATTTTGCAAAGACCTACAGGTCCCCATCGGATCGATGAAGTACACTTTCGGAATCGGGGGCTTGCACTCGACCGAAAAGAGCGTCGCGCATTGCATATTCGTCGGCGGCAAGCAGAAGTATATTCTGCGAGATCACGACGTAGCTTCTTACTATCCGAAGCTGATTATCAATAGCGGCTACTATCCGCCAGCTATCGGGCCGATATTCATACCGATTTTCACCGAGATTTACGAGCGTCGACTGAAAGAGAAGAAGATCGACAAAAAGGGGGTTTGGGCACTGGGGCTCAAGATTGTGCTGAATGGCACTTTCGGCAAGACTTCAGACCCATTCTCAGTGCTATATTATCCGCCTCTCATGGTGCAAACCACTATCAGCGGCCAGCTTGCTTTGTTCATGATGATCGAGCGCGCCTATCTGGCTGGCATGGAAGTCACATCGGCCAATACGGACGGCGTCATCATCAAATGCAAGGTAGAGCAAGAGGCCGAGCTAGAAGCGATCGTCAAGGATTGGGAACAGGCGACCGGGCTCGAAATGGAAGGCACGGATTATGTGGCTACTTTCAGCCGTGACGTGAATAGCTATATCGCAATCGACACGAAGTATAAATCCAAGCGCAAGGGATGGTACAAAGAAAATGGATGCACTGGACGACCCGATAACGAGCAGATCAAAAAGAATCCAACCGTTGAAATCGTTTCTGACGCAATCGAGGCTTTATTTACTCGGGGAATCCCCATCCAACAGACCATTCGAGAGTGCCGAGATATTAATAAATTCGTTACTGTCAAGCAAGCGCAGGGTGGAGGTGCGTATGTTGAGGACGGACAGCCGCCTTACTATCTCGGAAAGGCTGTTCGGTTCTACGCGAGCGCTGGATGTACGGGGGAAATAATTACGTGCAAAAAGGGTTATCTCGTAGGCGGTTCACAGGGTTGCCGCCCGATAATGAGGTATGATGGATCATTCCCGACAGACCTTGACTTCGAACGTTATGGTACAATTGCCGAAGCGTGCTTGGAAGAGTTGGGATTCAATCATCTAGTTTGCTAACCACATGGAGGCCCTATGGGCGATTCACTGCAAGACCTTATCAACAAAGTAGTGCAATGGGGCAACGACCGCAACCTCAATGCGCCCGAGAATCTGAAGGCTCAGACCATGAAGCTGGTCTCGGAATTCGGGGAGATCGGGCTGGCCCTCGCGCAAAACGATGAGGCGGAAGTGATTGACGGAATCGGAGATACGATCGTCGTTGCCATTATTATCGGTCAGCAGATCGGTTTCCCGCTGCTTCCGTCTTGGCTTGATAGGTCGGATTCGCTTTCTTTTGACGGGATGCGCTACGAATATGCCGCCGGTCGACTCGGACTGTTCGTCGACTCAGTTCTCAAAGGCCATAGCAACGCGACAATAGGGCTGCTATTGCGCGAGTTCGTCGAAGCGGCAGTTGACTTCATCAGGGATTGGGATTTGGACGATCGACCGGAGTCCAGACCGGAGGCTTGCTTGGCATCGGCCTACAATGAGATCAAGGACCGCAAGGGAGTTATGCTTAACGGGGCGTTCATCAAAGAAGCGGACCCCCGCTATGCAGATGCGTTGCGCGAGCTAGGCCGGTAGAGCCGCGATTACCCGAGGTAGCATGTGATCGACTAGATTCGGAATCGGTATCCAAGGCTTACCGATTCCGATCAATTCCGCCGACTGGCTCCAGTTCGCAGGCAGATCGGTGACGAGATCGAGGCCATTGCGGTATAGCTGGACCGGGGCGTTTGCCAGAATTGTTCTGATATTTACGTCCGGGCTCACTCGCGGCGGCTCAAAGCCGTAAACCGCCGCTGGCGGCTTTTGAGCTACCGCCATGACCGTTGCGGCCACGATTGAGAGCGCTGCGCCCAGCGAATGCCCCACGAAAGTGACGGGCCTATCGCCAATGGCGTCGAGGATCGGCGCAGCGATAGCTAGCCATGCATCCCAAAATCCCCGATGAATACTACCAATGCCGTCGATCGTAGTCGGCAATGCATTGAAGTCGGTCTGCCAGCAGTTCGCGTTATCGCTGCCCGGAAAGGCTACTACGAGACCTGCTGGCGTATCTCGTAGAATCGCGCGGGAGGCACTCTTCTCGACTCCAATATCTGGAGCCGCCGAGTAAGCCTCTAGCGCGATAAGCGCATAATCACGCGGCGTCATTTAGGAACTCGCAGCGACCGGAGCCGAGGCCGGAATTGCGCCCGATGCCGGGACAGTCTTGACAGCGGCAGCCGCAATCAGTTGATCGACGAGTCCCTGTACGATCGGGCCGAACGTATTCAAGCCGAGCAAGATCGCAGTCTGATTGGGGAATGTCGGTAGCCCTTGAATGAGCATGACGACACTCGGTAGCAAGGTATCGTGCAAGGCTTGCATGCTGGTGACGTTCACCTGACCCCCAGCGGCACAAATCGCCTTGTTGACTGCCAGCACCCCCGGCTTGCTCGGATCACCCGGTACCCCCATGATGATCTGTTGCTGAGAGACATTGAGCAGGGGCGACGTGCCGATGGTTTGCAGATCACCGTTCACGACCGGACAGAGTTGCGTGAACTGCTCCTGCAAAGTCGGCAGGGACTTGCAGGCTCCAATGCCGATTGCAATCGATAGACCGAGGCAGATAATCAGCCCCAGTGAGAATAAAGACTTTTTCATGGCGGGTTCCTCAGGGTTTGGAAGTACGGGCTACGACGATATTCCCCACCGCATGGACGACCATGACCAGAAGGGATGAAACGATGCCAGGTACAACCGGCGGCATCGGCGCTTTGAAGCCAGTCAGCGACCACGTTACTAGCGGTTCGATCTGATAGGCAGTAAGCGTCAACGCGCCAGTGATATAGGGAGAATTGGTATTCATGCTTGCCATTTTCCAGTAGTGAACATTCGCTTATTGGCTTCACGCCGCAGCAATAGCCCTTCTTCGACTTTGCCGCCAGCCTTGTCCCAGGTCAGCATTTCAGACAGGGCTTCCCCAATATTATGATCGTTCAAGCGCTTCAACATAGTCGATTCAGCCAAACGCCCTTCGCCCTCATTATAGGACCAGTCGGTGAGCGCTGCCTTCTGTTGTGGTAGCAACGGAATTGTCACGAGCCGATCAACGGCCAAGCCTTCTTCGATCAGCATGGACCGCAAGCGGGCTTCAGCCTGATCTTGAGTAAAAACGGTGGCTATCCCGACATTCGCAGTCGAACCGTATCCGGCAGTCCAAGGCCGACCATCAAGATTGATAAACTGCGGGGCTTGAGCTACCGAACGATCTTCCAGATACTTATACCACAACCCGGCCGCTTGCAGCGCGCGAGCCCTCGGGCTAGCCGGATCGCAATATGCAGTCAGATAGCAGGCTTCAAAATGCTTGGTCATGGGCAGGCAGAGCCCTAGCCAATCAGGCACAATCGGAGGCGCATAGCTTGGCGGTGAGGGTAACTGAGTCTGGCCAGCCGGGAGAATGGGTGGATCGAGCGGCACCGGAGCGATAACAGTAGCCACATAGGATGGGCTAGGCTCAATGGGCGCAGGAGGTAGCGGTGGCATCTGCCCGGAGGTCGCTGCGCCGCTAGCATCCCTGAATAGTCCGCCGATGAAAGACCAGAATCCCATGATGCGCCCTTAGTGGAGGTAGAGGTGTTCTACAACCACTATATCATAATGCATGTTCGGGGCTCTTTCATATGCCCCAATTAGTGCAGACTCACGGTCGATAGCCTGCCGAACAGTAGTCTCTACAAACTCTTGAGTTTTATAATTTACGAAAGTGATGTTCCAGACTATCACTTGCAACTCTTCAGATGGTCGAGAAAGAGCTTGTCGTTTTCACGAATCTCTTTCAGGATAGCAATGTGGTCAGATAGCATTTGCCGCTCAGCCTCAGCCATACTCATGAGGGCTGCGAGTTGCTCTTGCTGCACCTTGGCCATCTGATCTTGTACGCGCGATGAGTTCTCAGCGACCATCATTAGGACGGCACCGGCCACCGATGCTTCGATTGAGAGAGTCATATTGGTCACACCCCAATCCGCATCATATGCCAAAAGTAGGTGAGACAGGATCGATATGGCGATAAAAGCGCCTAGCACGATAAGGAATACTTTCGGATTCCTGAACTTGAGATAAGTGCGGAGAAAGAGATTACCCATGATGGAAGTACTTCCAGAGTGGGATACCTTCGACAATTTCGATAATGATTAGAACGACCACGATCCATTCGAGGGTGCGGGCCTTCTTGACCTCTTTATCGCTTTCGAGCGCTAGCACGCGCTCAGCTAGCGCGTCATGCTCAGTCGTTCGGTGATCGATCTCATCGCCAATCAACTCTAAACGATCGGCGAGCGTCTTATCATCCATGCGGCACGCCATGTAGATAGGTTGCAGCAAAGCCAAGCAGCGCCAGAATCAGACCGCCAATCCCGACCCATGCGCCGACCCTGGCTGGGATTGCA